AAGTATGCTGGTGCTTATGTAAAGGAACCTAACCCAGGTAAGTATGATTGGATTTTGTCGTTAGATTTGACATCTCTATATCCTTCCCTTATTATGCAATATAATATTTCTCCAAAACTCTTCTTGATGAAAAATATCCAGGAGTAACTGTTGACAAATTATTAAATAAAGAAATTATTATTGAAAATGTTGGGGGGAAGTGTGTATGTGCAAATGGTTGCATGTACAATACATCTAAAAGGGGAATATTTCCCGAACTTGTGGAAAAAATTTTTAATGAGAGGCAATATTTTAAAAAAGAAATGTTAAAAGAAAAATCTAGATTGGAAGAAATTGAAAGCGAATTAAAGAAATGAAAATTGATTTAAATACTTTATAATATAAATAATAAAGAGTATTTAAATCAAATGAACTATTTAAAAATTTATTGTAAGATAATTAGAAATGCTGAAAAAGAAATTGGAAAAGAAAAAATATTGATTTTTATATTGAAGAGCATCATACTTTTCCAATTTCAATTTATGGAAAAAATGATAGGATAGTTGGATTGACTCCAAGAGAACATTTTTTAGCACATTGGTTACTTTACAAAATTTGTTTAAAAAGATATGGAATAAGAAATAATAAAACATTTAGTATGGGTTCTGCTTTTGCTATGATGTGTGTTATGAATGATTTGCAAGAAAGAAATTATACTTCTAGAAAGTATGAAATAGTTAGAAATTGTTTATCTACCATAAGAACTGGAAAATCAAGAAATGATATGAAAGGAAAAAATATTTTGGGGCAAGTGAAGATGTTATAAGACGAGGTATAGAAAAAATGAGGGAAAAGAAAACTGGAATGAAACTGGAATATCCGAAAAATAGAAAATCTTCTCCTTGTTCTTCGGAAAAGATGAAAAAAATATCAGAAACTAGAAAAAATACAAGAATTAAATTTATTTCTATGAATGAAGAGGAATTTAATTTGTGGATTTCTAAAACAAAATCTTTATAGAAAGGATGGTGCAAGAAATTCAAACGTTACTCGCACACTAGTATGGAGAAACATTCCTTTGGAGAAATATTATGGAACTTGATTATTCTAAAATTTCAACCGATGAGTTGAAAAAACTTCGCCAAAATTGCATTAAAAATATTTCAAAAGTTATGCTGGTGCTTATGTAAAGGAACCTAACCCAGGTAAGTATGATTGGGTTGTTAATTTTGACTTAAACTCACTGTACCCGCATCTTATTATGCAATTCAATGTAAGTCCAGAAACTTTGGTTGAAGAACGTCATCCTACGGTTACGGTGGATAAAATTCTCAATCAAGAACTTACTTTTGAGATGTATAGTGATTATGCGGTGTGTGCAAATGGTGCAATGTATCGTAAAGATGTTCGTGGATTTCTTCCAGAACTGATGGAAAAGATGTATCAGGATCGTGTCATCTTTAAGAATAAGATGATTGAAGCAAAAAAAGAATATGAAAAAACCAAGAAAAAGAATTGGTAAAGGAAATTGCCAGATGTAATAACATTCAAATGGCAAAAAAGATTTCTTTAAACTCTGCTTATGGTGCAATTGGTAATCAGTATTTTCGTTATTATAAACTTGAAAATGCAGAGGCAATTACTTTAAGTGGACAGGTTGCAATTCGTTGGATTGAAAGTAAGATGAATGCTTACTTGAATAAGATTTTAAAAACTGATGGGGTTGATTATGTTATTGCTTCTGATACCGATTCCATTTATCTTAATATGGGTCCTTTGGTTGAGAGTGTATACAAGGGAAGAGAGAAAACTACTGAGGGCATTGTTTCGTTCCTTGATAAGATCTGTCAAGTGGAACTTGAAAAGTATATTGAAAGTTGCTACCAAGAACTGGCAAAGTATGTAAATGCATATGACCAGAAGATGCAGATGAAACGAGAGAATATTGCTGATCGTGGAATCTGGACTGCAAAGAAACGATATATTCTTAATGTATGGGACAGTGAAGGTGTTCGTTATGAAGAACCTAAACTTAAAATAATGGGTATTGAGGCAGTTAAATCTTCGACTCCTGCACCGTGTCGTAAGATGATTAAAGATGCTCTTAAATTAATGATGAGTGGAACCGAAGATGATGTAATTAACTTTATTGATAAGTGCCGTGAAGATTTTAAAAAACTTCCTCCTGAACAGATTGCATTTCCTCGTTCAGCATCTGACGTTACAAAATATCAATCATCATCAAGCATTTATGCCCACAAAACTCCAATTCATATTCGTGGAGCACTTTTATTCAATCATTATATTAAACAGCATAAACTTGTAAATAAATATTCTTTGATTCAAAATGGAGAAAAGATTAAGTTTATCTATCTTAAGAAACCAAATACGATTCACGAAAATATTATTTCGTTTATTCAAGAGTTTCCAAAAGAACTTAATCTTGACAAATATATTGATTATGACTTACAATTTGAGAAAAGTTTTGTAGAACCACTCAAAGCAATTCTTGATGCGATTGATTGGAAAACCGAACACACTGTAAATCTTGATTCCTTTTTTACCTGATGGACTTTCTTAAAGATATTGTAAAAGAAATCGGTGATGACTTTACAAAGTTAGCATCTGATATTGATGAAACTGAAACTTATGTTGATACGGGTTCATACGTTTTTAATGCATTGGTTTCAGGTAGTATTTTTGGTGGTGTATCTGGGAATAAGATTACTGCTATTGCTGGAGAGTCTTCTACTGGAAAGACTTTTTCTCTCTCGCAGTGGTTAAGAACTTTCTTGATACTCATCCCGATGGTTACTGCCTCTACTTTGATACTGAAGCTGCTATCACTAAATCACTTTTAGAAAGTCGTGGAGTTGATACAACCAGAACTGTAGTTGTAAATGTAGTTACAATTGAAGATTTTCGGGGTAAAGCACTGAAAGCAGTTGATATGTATCTTAAAAAACCTGTAGAAGAACGCAAACCTTGTATGTTTGTGTTAGACTCTTTAGGAATGCTTTCTACAGAAAAAGAAATCACTGATGCACTGAACGATAAGCAAGTTCGTGATATGACAAAATCACAACTTGTTAAAGGTGCGTTTAGAATGTTAACACTCAAACTAGGTCAAGCAAATGTCCCGCTCATTGTCACAAATCATACATACGATGTCATCGGAGCTTACGTTCCAACTAAAGAAATGGGAGGAGGTTCTGGACTCAAATACGCAGCAAGTACGATCATTTATCTCAGCAAAAAGAAAGAAAAGGATGGAACAGAAGTGGTCGGAAATATTATCAAGGCTAAGACTGCTAAATCGCGTTTGAGTAAGGAGAATAAAGATGTTGAGATCCGTTTGTATTATGATGAGCGCGGTCTTGATCGTTACTATGGTCTTTTGGAACTTGGTGAACTTGGTGGACTCTGGAAGAATGTAGCAGGACGCTATGAAATTGATGGTAAAAAAATCTATGGCAAACAAATTCTTGCAAATCCTGAAGAATACTTCACCGATGAAGTGATGCAAAAACTTGATGAGATTGCAAGAGAGGAGTTCAGTTACGGTAAATGATTAAGATTCTAAAGGCAGGAATCAACGTAAACAAAGTCGTAGACCAACTTAAAAAGTACCCACAAGACTGGGATCATCAGAAACATCTTAAGGATTCTCAGTCCTTAGTTGATAGAGGATTTGCTGACTTGCCTGTAAGTTCATTGCAACTTATAATGGGTGGAGTTAAAAGCAAAGAGGACTTTGTTGGAGATTCTAATATCAATATCAAAACTCCTGCATATGAGCATCATAGTGAAATCAGAAAGATTATTCGTAAGCACTTTGGAAATAGAGAGATACATCGTTGCGGATTTCTCTCATTACCTGTTGATGAAATCGTAGGAGCACATATTGATGAAGGAACTTATTATCTAACAAGAGATAGATATCACCTTTCTATTTTGGGAAGATATCAATATTTCTGTGGAACTGACACAGTAATTGTTGAACCAGGAACTCTCCTTTGGTTTAATAATAAACTACCTCATGGGACCGTTAATATCGGTGATGAGACAAGAATAACATTCGTATTTGATATGCCTCATGGAACAAGTTGAGTTTTTAATTCTTCGTAATCTTCTTCACAACGAAGAATATGTACGTAAAGTCATTCCTTTTATTAAGGCAGAATATTTTGAGGATACAAATCAAAAAGTTGTATTTGAAGAAGTCTTAAAGTTTATTCAACAATATAATCAACCTGCTACAAAGGAAGTCCTTTGTATTGAAGTAGAAAAGCGTCAAGATATTAACGACACATCATTTAAAGAAATCACTCATTTAATTGGGTGTCTTGATGATGTTCCTGCAGAGTTTAACTGGTTGTGTGATACTACTGAAAAGTGGTGCCGTGATCGTGCAATTTATCTTGCATTGATGGAGTCAATTCATATTGCAGATGGAAAGGACGAAAAGAAAAATCGGGACAGTATTCCTTCTATTTTGTCAGATGCTCTTGCTGTATCTTTTGATACTCATATTGGACATGACTATCTGTTAGACTATGAAGCACGTTATGAGTCTTATCATAGAAAGGAAGAGAAGATTGAATTTGATTTGGAATACTTTAACAAAATCACAAAAGGTGGTTTGCCTAATAAGACTCTCAATATTGCCTTAGCTGGAACTGGAGTTGGAAAAAGTCTTTTTATGTGTCACGTAGCAGCATCAGTTCTGCTACAGGGTAAAAACGTCTTATATATCACTCTTGAAATGGCAGAGGAACGAATTGCTGAAAGAATTGACGCAAATCTTTTAAATATTCCAATTCAGCAATTGAGTGAACTTCCAAAGTCAATGTTTGAGAATAAAGTTACTAGTCTTGCAAAGAAAACTCAAGGTACTTTGATTATCAAAGAGTATCCAACTGCATCTGCTCATAGTGGGCACTTTAAGTCTTTGCTTAACGAACTTGCACTTAAGAAATCATTTAAACCTGATATTATTTTTATTGATTATTTAAACATTTGTGCTTCCTCTCGTTATCGTGGAAATAGCAACATTAACTCATATACTTTTATCAAGGCAATTGCTGAGGAACTTCGGGGACTTGCTTGTGAGTTTAATGTACCGATTTGCAGTGCGACACAAACGACAAGAAGTGGTTTTGGTTCTTCTGATGTTGAATTAACAGATACTTCTGAGTCTTTTGGACTTCCTGCTACTGCTGATTTAATGTTTGCTTTGATTAGCACAGAAGAACTGGAAGGACTTGGGCAGATTCTAGTAAAACAACTTAAGAATCAGATATAATGACCCGACCATTCATAAACGTTTTGTGATTGGTATTGATAGAGCAAAGATGCGTCTTTATGACTGCGAACAATCTGCTCAACAATGATATTCTTGACAATGGTAAAGAAGAAGAGTATAATGACGAAGAAAGGAAACCCAAAAAATCATTTGAGGGATTTAAGTTTTGATTAACCTTACTAAAGAAAAACTAGACAGCGGATACATTAAATTTACTATGACTGATAATAAAGTAATTGATACCAAAAAGTATATTGAGTTTGTTCGGCAAACCACCAGTCCCGCAAGTAGTGATTTCGCACAACTTCTTGCTCGTATGACTGAACTGGAAGCAAATAATGATGCTGATGTTCCCCGTTTATTGACTGCTGCTCTCGGTATGAGTGCTGAAGCAGGTGAGTTTACTGAAGTTATAAAAAAGATTATGATGCAAGGAAAACCTTATAATGAAGAAAATGTCTTTCATATGAAGAGGGAACTTGGTGATATCTGCTGGTATCTTGCACAAGCTTGTATGGCACTTGATACTAACTTTGAAGAAGTCCTTCAAATGAATTATGAAAAACTGAGTGCAAGATATCCAGAAGGAACATTTGATGTATTCAGAAGTGAAAATCGTGTAGAAGGAGATCTATAAATACTTAGAAAACGGCAATGTATTTTTCTGAGTGGAGAAAACTTCAAAGAGACTGTGAGATGTTTAACATTTCGCAGTCTTTTGTTGCAGAAGGAATATCAAAAGAACACTTTGAAAAAGTCGTTCATTCATTCCTTCCATTTGTAAAGAAAGAACTTAATATCAAAGAACTTCCAAAAATACATTTTGTCGATGATCCTAAGTTTGCAAAAAGAATTGCAGCATTTGGTCAAATTAAAGATAATCGTATTGTGATTGATATTCAAGGTCGCCAGACTATGGATATTTTGCGAACAGTTGCTCACGAACTTACACATTATCGTCAACATAAACGTGGAGTAAATGGTAGCGGACACGCTGGTGCGCCAACAGAGAATGAAGCAAACAGACTTGCGGGAACAATTGTAAGAAAGTTTGGTGAAAATCATTCAAATTTGTTTGCTCTTCCGTCTGTTCAAGAAGCAAAAAGAAAAAGAAAGAAAACTACAGATATTGATTCAGATCATTATCCAATGGAGTTGGTTTAATTTATAAATAACTAAAAAGTATTTGTAAAAATGGATCCTAAAGAACTGCGCGGTTTAATGGAAGCATACTCTGAAGTTTATGCTCCTCAAGATTTTGATGAAGCAAGAGCACCTGGCGTAAAACCATATAAAGCAGGTCCAACTCAAGCAGAAGTAAGAGCTGATGCTAAAGCAGCAGCGGCAAAAAAAGCAGCAGCAGGAAAGGACAAACCAGGTTATGGTCCTGAGGAAAAATTTAAAGATTGGAAAGATAGATCAACTCCATCTTCAATGCTTAAAAGAAAAGGTGGAGAGGAAGAGACAGTTTCTCAAAGAATGGATAGAGAACATCCTTATAAAACTAGAATGACTGGTCCAATGGCAAGAGAATATGGAAGTCGTCATGCTGCTGAAGTTACTCGCGTTGTTAAAGGTTCAGGAGAACCACAAGCAGTTACCTATCCAAGAAAAGGTAAAGAAGAGAAACCAAAACTCTCTAGAGAAATTGTTCGTAGAAGTCCACAGTCAGAAGCATATGATCATTTATGATTTAGTTCTTTCACATCTTCTCGATGAGGGATATGCTGATACTTATGAAGCAGCAGAAAAAATTATGGTGAATATGAGTGAAGAGTGGATTGCAAGTATCCTTGGATGATGTAATTAAAAAATAATATTATTTTCCCCTCTTTCTAAATATATAAGAAAGAGGGGATTTTTTATCATGGAGTTTAAATGCAGGGCAAATATATGAAAGAAATCTTTTTAATGAGTTGAAGAAAAATGGTAAAATATCCGCAAAATATTACTACCGTAGAGACAAATAGAAGGACAAAAGATATGTACTGATTTATAATAGACATGAAAGAATCGAGTGATGCAAAAAAATTTTGTTCAAAATAATGGCACAAGCATTAAAGTCTCAAGTCTAATTTAGTTGGAAATTCAAAATGTCTTTGATTACTAGTTTAAAAGTACTAAGACAAGGTGATTTTTATAAGATAAGTGATATTGATAATTTTTAAAAAAGTTTGGAATATTTTTACTTTATGCAAGTACTTATGATAGATGGAATCCTTCCGATGTTTGGTTTTATGATGAATCTGCTATAAAGGAAATAAAGGATTATATTAAATTGATTCCGTATATAAAAGTGAACTCAATCTTTACAACTTAGAGTAAGAAAAAGTCTGGCACTAGACAATGTTATGGATTGAATAAACTTGTAATGAAACTTTATAATGAAAAAAATTAGTTCCAATCTCTCTTAAAAAAGCAACTCTTCTGGAGAAGTTATTCTGCTAGAGTTGGATTAATTAATATCCACAAGATAAAGAAGGTAAACCTGTTCCACCTAAAGTCATTAATAAACAAAATTCAATAGAAATTTTATGGATCTAGTTATGTTTCTGGTGGTGTAGCAGTATCTGGAGCAAATGATATTCAATATGACATTGAAATTAATGTTGCTTCAATGGATATGAAAGGAAATATAACTTATAAAAAAGAAAAAGATTCTATAGTTTATAATTCAAAAGGAAAAACTCTAGGAGTTAGAAAGGAAACAAAATTTAAAGAAGCACAAGGTGGATCTTTGGGAATGAATGATGCAAATAAAATTTTATATACTGCAAACGGAGTAGAGATTAAATAAATAAGAAAGACGTTTTTAATCAGTCTCTTTCTAGCGATTTAATTAGTAGTGGTAGTATGATAGGTAAGACTTATGAAGATAAACTAAAAAATTCTTTTGACTATATTGAAAAAATGTCAAATGAACTTGACCCATCTACAAAAATAAAAAAATGTTGTTTGCGGCAGATTCTGCTGTAAATAAAGAATATTTAAAAAATAAAAAAGTTTATGAAGAGGCACAAAACAAATTAGAAATTGCTCTATCGTTAAATAAATCTGGAAAGGAAGATGAGATTATTGTAGATTTATGGTCTGCTATAACCAGTAAAGGAATAACAAACAGAAAAGATTATGAAAGACTTGTTGAGAGGATTGGGTGGGGACTATATAATAGATCTAAGAAGAAAGGGCAAAAAAGATTGACACAAGAACAAGCAGATGAACTTGCTAAACAATCTCTTAGCGCAACAATAGTCGGAAGTGAGTCAAAAGTTCCTGGATCATTTCATATAAAACTATATTAATAAATACTTAGAAACACTATAAGATGAAGAAGTTTTCCCAATTTATTATAGAAGCAAAAGAAACAAGAGCATCTCAACAAGCTAAAAATTTGGGATTGGTTGGAGACGGTCACGGAGATTGGTATAATTCTCAGGGAGAATTTGTTGCAAAAACAGTAAAAGGAAAACTTGAATTTTTTAATAAAGGTCAGATAGTAGGGCAAAGAGATAGACCACCAAAACCAGGAGCAGGAACACCTCAACAAACAGCACAATCACAGGCACAGGCAGCACAATCTCAGCAAGTATTTCCTCAAGTAGCAGGATCAAAACAAGAAGAACTTCCTGGTGAAGATGAATACTTAACTATTGTTTTTGGTAGATTTAATCCTCCAACAAAAGAACATAAAAAATTATTTACTGAAGCAGAAAGAATTGCTGCTGGAGGAGAAATAAGAATTTATCCATCAAGAACTCAAAATTCTAAACTAGCTCCTTTAGATGTGAATAAAAAAATATCTTATGTAAGAAAGATGTTTCCAGAGTATGCTGATAATATTGTAAATAATCCCGAAATGAAAACTATATTTGACGCATTAATTTCGGCAGATCAAGATGGATATCAAAATTTAAATATTATTGTTGGATCTGATAGACAAGCAGAGGTTCAAAATTTATCGAACAAGTATAACGGAAAGTTTTATGAATTTTCTGAGATTAATGTAATACCAACAGGTAATTTTGATGCTAAGAAAGATAGTTCTGGAATATCATCTGCAATGCTAAGAAAAGCAGCAGCAGACAATAACTTTAGAGAGTTTAATAGAGGAATGCCTAAAGGATTTGATGAAACTGAAACGAGAAGATTGTTTAATGATGTGAGAAAAGGAATGGGATTTAAAACAAATGTGAAAGAGAATTATAAACTTTGGCAAATCGCACCTGAACTTGATTATAAAAATTTAAGAGAAAATTATATTCAAAATAAAATTTTTAAAATTGGAGATGTTGTAGAAAATACAAATACTGGATTAGTAGGAAAAATTATTCGCAAAGGAACAAATTATTTAATTTGCGTTACAGAAAATGATATTATGTTTAAGTCTTGGATTAAAGATTTGATGGAATATACTGAAGTCAAAATGGATAAAATGTATAGAGAACCTGGAAAACCTAATACTCTTGCTGGAACAACTGGATATTTAAAATATGCTGTTCAACAAACTCCGGGATCCACTTTAGGAAAAGAAAATCTTCAAAAAGGCGGTAAGTCATTTTTAAGTTTCCTAAATAAGTATACGGTAAGAAGTAAGTAGTATTGCAATGTCTATTAATCCTCTGAACGATATTTCCAAGGTTTATTTGGAACAGGTTGCTAATATTGATGAAGCAGAAGGTTCTTATGGACAAACTCCAAAGGCAGATGCTGCTTATATTGCGCGTGCTTTTGGGAAAGGAAAAAGTAAAACTAAAGCACTTGCTCTAAAGCACGCAGTTAAATCTGCTTCGGATCGTTATAATTCTGATAAACCTTACTCACACAGAAGTAAGATGACCCAAAGTGATAGAGATTATCACCGTGGGCAATCTGAAAATCGTGGTGGAGATAGACAGGGTATTGATTATCATAGGTTTGATACGGGAGCAAGTGGGCCTGGTGGAATGCCCAAAGGTAAAAAACTTGAAAGGCAAAAGAAAACTGGTGTAAGTGCTGAAAGTTATAGTATTGATGAAGCATTAGATCCTGTAGGAAAAGAAGATGAAGATATTGATAATGATGGTAAGAAAATACAAAATCAATAAGTATCTTTTAAATCGTAGAAAAGCAATTGGTAAAGCAATCTCGACGCAAAAAGAAGCACTAGATCCAGTTGGTAAAGAAGACGATGATATTGATAATGATGGTAAGAAAAATACAAAATCGGATAAGTATCTTTTACAATCGTAGAAAAGCAATCGGTAAAGCACTTGCAAAAGAAGGATATTCAAATTGGAGACAAGATCTTTCTGAAGTAATTAAAGATATTGAAACTGATAAAAAAATTACAGAAAAGAAAGTCAAGAATAAAATTGTAATCAATCCAAAGTTGGATCTTGGTGAAGCAGTAGAGAACCTTGGTGGAACTTTACTTGAGATGGTTGAAGTTGATGAGTTTGACTTTGTTTTTGATGATCTTTCAGAATCTGAAATCTTCTTGCTTTCGGATGATTTAATTGAAGAAGTTGTAGAAGAGTTTTTCTATGAGTGCCTAGAAGAGGGTTATGATCTTGATGATGTGGAGAATGTTTTAGTTGAGTCTATTGATTTGTCTACTGCTCTTTTAAATGAAGCAAAAGTTACTTTGGGGCACGACACAAAAATCAAGAGCGATAGGCTTGAGAAAGTAAAGTCTGCTGTTAAGAAAGTTGGAAAGGCAGTTGCTCGTGGTGCAGGATATGTTGCAGGAGCAGCAGTTCGTGGGGCAAGAGCAGCAGGTAGAGAGTTTTCTAAAGGATATGAGAGAGGAAGAGGTGGATCTTCAGGTTCATCAACATCTTCTACATCTTCATCCTCAGGTTCTTCAAGTTCTGGAGATACATCTTCTTCATCAACTGGAACTAATCGTCCTGGATTGCTTGGGAGAATTGGATCTGCTCTTAAAACGGGATTGAAGAAAGTGATTGCTAAAGGTGCAAGATCAGTCTCTAGAGGTGCAAGAAATGTTGCTCGCAGAATGGATAACGGATCTTTATCGCCAACAAAAACACCAACAAAAACAAAAACGCAACCAATTGAAGACCCTTGGGAAGGTAGTGCAACTACTCCTAAATCAGCAAAGTCAACTCCAAACCTGAAGCAAAACTACAACAGTTTCTGTAAAACCATTAACAGGAGTACATGACTCGCAGTAGTAAGAGACGTGGAAATCCAAATTTCCAAAAGTGATGCGAATTGAATTAATCTGCTACTCCATAAAAGCAGATGAAATAGCGGAGTTAAGACGAATGGCTACAGCAAGTGCTAAACGTGGTCTTGATGGAGATAGATGTTCCAGAATTACGTTCAAGAACTATAACCGATGCTCCTTCTTCGAGTGGATCTAGAAATTCAACAACTTCTAGTGTTGTAAAATTGATGAGACAAATGAATGCCGATGTTCAAAAACCAAAAAAAAGAAAAAGAAAAAAACTGTAGCAGAAGAAACTTTAACTGATGCTCAAACTAAAAAAAAGAAGAAATTGTAAAGTCTATGAAGACTAAACTGAGAGATTTTGAGGCAAGATATCCTGGTCGTGGCAAAGAAGTGATGTATGCGACTGCTACAAAAATGGCACAAAAAGTAGCAGAAAATTTTATTGATGAAGCAAAACTTCCACGCTCTATGAAAAAGGGAAAAAACCCAAAAGAGAGTAAAACGGTAGTAATACACGATGTTGATGATAATCTTGCTGACCAAAGACATCCTAATGCAGCTAAGATTGATCTTATGCAACGAATTCGTGAGGAAAAGAAAGGTGAGTATAAAAAAGTTGGTGAATTAACTCCTAGTCAATTTGCTCATCATCAATTAACGAAAGATCAAAAATTTGGATTTGATCAATTTAAAAGCACTGATAAGTTTAAAAAAACAACCACGCCAAATAAACCTGTAGTTAGATTGGGAGATAGTCCAAGAAGACCTGCTCAAAAAGAAGTAATTACAGCACGATCACGTATGGATGATCCAAGAGGATTCTCTCAAGATTTGAGCACCAGAATAGGTGTACAAAATCTCAAACACCAAAATGTTCGTTATACTGGAGGAATGCGTCAAGGTTCTGGTCCTGAGAAAAAAGGTGCAGTAGTTAAAAATATTGTAAAACCTGATACTAAAAAGGTAATTACTGCCGATGACCATCTTCAAAATGTAAGACATATGGCTGCTGCGGCATCTGAAGCAGCACCTAAAGCAAAAGTTAGAGCATATCAAGCAAAACCAGCTACAAAAGCAAAAGGTAAAGTAAAGACCTGGAGATATTGTTCCAGTAAGAGTTGGTAAGGAAAAAGATTTAAGTGATCCTAACATAGGAATTAGAGATCACTAAGACTGTAGAACCATCATAAACTACCAAAACAAACACAAAGCAGCACGTAAGAAGAGCAAGAAGAGGAATGGGTGAAGCAGTTGATATGAATACAAATCCACAACAAACTCAACCACAACCACAACAACAACAATCAAATCCTAAAGCAAAACAGATTCAGCAAAAGGATATTGCTAATAAGAAAAGATTACTTCAACAGAAAATGCAAGCACTCAGTAGAGGAGTGACTGATGTTGATGTTTGATATTCCTAAATAAGTTAGGAAACCTTTCCATATACGGAGGACATCATGGGCGCACTTGTAGAACTCGTAAAACCACTTCTTTTTGCTGCACTTAATTCTTGTGCAACTAAAAAACTTGTATGTGATCTTCTTGATCGTTATGTCAAGACCACTGATAATGATGTTGATAATGTGATTGCACTTACAGTCAGAACAGCACTTCTCAAGAATTGCTGATAATTCAATTAAATGTATGATAAAGAAGACCTTTAAGTAGGGTCTTCTTTTTTTATAAATATTTCTACGAAACAAATTAGTACAGGTAAAAAGAATGGCACTCTGGGGCATTTCAACAACCACTGAAACATCAGCAAATAATTACGCAATTCCTAAGCATTTATCTGAAAGTGATAGAAATAATACCCCTTGGAATTGTTTTGCTGATGTTCGTGGTTGGGTTTATAGAAGATATAATTCATCAGAGTATTCTGGATTATCTACTGATTATTATGATGAAGTTTTAGTTAATGTTGCAGGTCTTAACACTGCTGGTTCTTCTACTGATACTGGAGCAACAGGTCTCAATGCTGCTACTCCAGTTGCTGTGTTTTTTGAAGATCCAAATCTATCTCAAGTAATTTCTGTTGGTGCTGGTGGCACTACTGGAATTGGAACTGGTAGAACTGGATATGTTCATGTTGTATGGAATGAAGGTGTCTATTGTTCTGCTGGTGCAACTGTGCTTGTTAATCAATTTACTTCTGCTGGTGTTGCCACTGGAACAGCAATTGTGGCAACTGCTGCCTCTGTTGCTCCTAACTCCAATATTGCTGTTTATACAAATGATTCCGGAATAGTTTTATATAATACCTTTAATGGTCAAATTACTAATAGAGTTGCATTTGCTTTCACTGCTCCTAACACTGGAATTGGAACCGTACTTAGAATTAATATGAATGCTGGTGTTGTTGGAACTATCACTGATTTTAGTGGTGGCGGTTCTGTAACTAAAACATTTACTTCTGATATTCTTCGTAATGTTGGTGGTGCTGGAACTGCCTTCTCTGTTCATGGGGATACTGGACTACCTGTTGGTATTGGAACCACTACATTAACAATCACTGCATGATATGATTTTTAATGAACTGAATGAGGATAATTTCCTTTTATTTGCAATTAAACACTATGAAAATCCTCAAGCAGTAACTAGAGAAGATTTTGATAAAGATTTAAATCATTTTAAATATATCAAAAGACTATTGAAACGATATAAAAATAATGGTGAACTTAAAACTCACCTTTTACTTAATCATTTTATTATTCTTTATAATATTTTTGGTGAAGCAACAACTCCTATGTTGTTTTTTAAAATTGAAAAAGAACTTTGGTCTTCTGTAAAAAGTTTTATAATATTTTTGAATCGACTTCCGGAATATCCAAAATCAACCATTCACGATATACAAGTTGATTTAAATTGTTTAGCAGAACTTCAGAAAATCTACAATGGATCCCAAGAAACTTGACAAGATTATTTCTATTGTAAGAGAGCAAATGGTAGCAAATGCTCCAGGCGGATCTGGTGGATTGAGTGGTTCAGCAGATCCAAAAGGACCTGTTGCTGGATTTGATCCTGTGATAGGATTAACAAAAAGAAAAGGTCCTCAAATCAAATTACCACCAGGTTCTCGTAAAAGGTGGAAGAACCCTCAGTAATAAATAAAAATATAGTAGATCAACAAAGTGAATTAAATCCAATCGCTTTGTTAAAAATGTCAGACGAAATAGTAAAAGTAGCTGTTCTAGAACAAAAATTTGCTGACTTTATTGGTATCGTAAACAAGTTAGACGATGCAATACAAAAGTTAAGTGAAGTTAATACGAATGTAATTAAAATGCTTGCAGTTCACGATGAAAAAATCGATCAGTGCAATAAAACGGATGATTTATTTTTAAAAATGATTGATGATATTCGTGATGAAAATGCAGATGATCATCAAAAATCTAATCAAAGAATTTCGGCTTTGGAAAAAGAAATCGGTGAAGTTTCTAAAATCAAATGGATGACGATTGGATGTGGAGTTCTTTTAGCAGTTCTTGCAACTTCTTTTTCTACATTAGCCTCTGGTTGGTGGACTCCTGCAGGTATGCGTGATGCAAGAGAAGTTCAACACGAACAATTTAAATAAATAATTGAGTGTTGGCATAAGATGCCAATGAAAACTCAAAAGAAAGTCACTCTTTACTCACTACAAAAAGTAACTAATGCAGTCATTAAATGGACGGCAATTATGACTGCATTGTGCCTTGACAAAGTTTGATAGTTTGATAGAATAGGATATCAGTGGTAATTTATTATGGACTTTATTGATGTAAAATACATCAATTTGATATCTTCTCGTCTTCAAAAATTTAAGAAGGTAAAAAATAATCTTTACAACTTTCGTTGTCCTATTTGTGGCGACTCTCAAAAAAATAAGAGTAAAGCAAGAGGATATCTCTATCAGGTTAAAAACAATACAAACTTTAAGTGTCACAACTGCGGAATTAACATATCTTTTAATAACTTCCTCAAACAAATAGATACCTCAATTCATAAACAATATACTTTTGAAAAGTTTAAAGAAGGACACACTGGTAAAAACTTTACAGCAGAAGAACCTATATTTCATTTTGAAGCACCAAAGTTTAAACCCAAATTAGATTTACCAAAAGCATCGGAAAATCAAGAAGCAAAAGAATACTTAGAAAATCGAAAATTAAATCCAGATAAATTTTATTATAGTGAAAAATTTAAGGAGTGGACTAATTCTCTAAAACAAACTTTTGAAAGTACAAAACAAGATGAACCGAGGATTATTATTCCTTTGTTCTATCAAAATACTCTTGTTGGATATCAAGGTAGAGCACTTGGGCGCAGCAAGATTAAATATATTACCATAATGCTTGAATGATGACGCACCAAAAATCTATGGACTCGATGAAGTTCAAAAAAACAAAACTGTATACATCACGGAAGGTCCATTTGACTCAACCTTCATTCCAAATGCTATTGCTATGTGCGGAGCTGATGGTGATGTCAGTAAGTGGGGCATTCATGATTGTGTTTGGATATACGATAACGAACCACGTAATAGAGAAATCTTATCAAGAATTTCCCGTATTATCGAAATGGGACAAAAAGTTGTCATCTGGCCTTCATCAATAAAAGAAAAGGACATTAATGATATGGTTTTGTCTGGACTGGATGTTCAGTCTGTGATAGAATCTAATGTATATTCTGGACTGGAAGCAAAACTTAAATTTACTACCTGGAAAAAAGTATGAGTAACGGTACAAAAGTAATCAAGAGAAATGGATTGATTGAATCTCTTGACCTTGATAAGATGCACATAATGGTTGAAGAGGCTTGTAAAAACCTTGCTGGTGTTTCTGCAAGTCAGGTTGAGATGAAATCTGGCATTCAGTTTTATAATGGTATTACCACAGCAGAGATTCAAGAAATCTTGATTCGCTCTGCTTCAGACTTGATTGATTTGGATCACCCAAACTATCAATACGTCGCCGCTCGTCTTCTTCTATTTTCTGTTCGTAAGCAACTTTATGGAAAGATGATGGAACTTCCGCATCTTGAAGAGCACATTTATGCCTGCGTAAATGCAGAAGTATATGATTCTGATATTTTTAATAAGTATTCTAAAGAAGAAATTGATTTTGCAAACTCTTTTATTCGTCATGATAGAGATTACTTATTCACTTATGCTGGACTTCGACAGGTAGTTGATAAGTATCTGGTGCAAGATAGAAGCACTGGTGGAGTTTATGAAACTCCTCAGTTCATGTATATGATGATTGCTCTGACAGTTTTTGCAGAGTATCCGAAAGAAACAAGAATGTCTTATGTTAAGAGGTATTATGACGCAATCTCAAGACACAAAATCAACATCCCAACACCAATCATGGCAGGAGTGCGGACTCCGCTTCGACAATTTGCTAGCTGTGTCCTTGTTGACGTTGATGACACCCTCGATAGTATCTTTAGTAGTGATATGGCTATTGGCAGATACGTTGCACAGAGGGCGGGAATCGGCATCAACGCTGGTCGAATCCGTGGCATCAACAGCAAAATTAGAGGGGGAGAAGTTTCGCATACGGGTGTTGTACCATTTCTCAAAAAGTTTGAAGCGACTGTCAGATGTTGCACGCAAAATGGCATACGAGGTGGATCCGCGACAGTCCACTTCCCCATCTGGCATCAAGAAATAAGTGATATTTTAGTTCTTAAAAACAATAAAGGTACGGAGGATAATCGTGTTCGCAAACTTGATTACAGCATCCAAATCAGTAAACTCTTCTATGAAAGGTTTATTCAGGATGGTGAAATTACGCTTTTCTCCCCGCATGATGTCCCTGGACTATATGATTCTTTCGGGACAATTGAGTTTGACTCTCTCTACATTGGATACGAAAACAATCCGTCCATTCCGAAGAAAACTATTAAGGCGCAGGAACTCATCCTTAGTCTTCTTAAAGAAAGGGCTGAAACGGGTCGTATCTATATTATGAATATCGACCATTGCAATTCGCATTCATCTTTTAAAGATAAAGTTGAGATGAGCAATCTCTGTCAGGAAATTACTTTGCCAACTTATCCCATTCAACATATTGATGACGAAAGTGGAGAAATTGCACTTTGCATTCTTTCTGCTATTAACGTCGGTAAAGTAAAATCAGATGAAGAACTGGAAGATCTTTGTGATCTTTCTGTTCGTGGATTGGATGAGTTGATTGACTATCAGAAGTATCCTGTAGCAGCAGCAGAACGTGCTACAAAGGCACGTAGATCTCTTGGGGTAGGGTTTATTGGTCTTGCTCACTATTTGGCAAAACTTGGATTTAACTATGACTCTCAGGGAGCGTGGGATGCTGTACATGGACTTGCTGAATCTTTCCAGTATTATCTTTTGAAAGCATCTAATCAACTCGCAAAAGAGAAAGGATATTGTGAATATTTTGGACGTACTAAGTATGCTGATGGTATTCTTCCGATTGATACATATAAAAAAGATGTAGACGAAATCTCTTCTATTCCTTACCAGCATGATTGGGAAACACTTAGAGCATCTATCTTGGAACACGGTCTTAGGCACTCAACACTGTCCGCACAGATGCCATCGGAGAGCAGTTCCGTTGTGTCAAACGCAACCAATGGAATCGAACCTCCTAGAGACTACTTGTCCGTTAAGAAGTCAAAGAAAGGACCTCTCAAGCAGATTGTTCCCCAATATCAAACTCTTAAAAACAATTATACACTTCTTTGGGATATGCCTAGCAATCGTGGGTATATTAGTATTGTTGCAGTTATGCAGAAGTTCTTTGATCAAGCGATTTCTGGAAACTGGTCCTATAATCCAGAACATTATGAGAATAATGAAGTTCCTACTTCAGTAATGGCAAATGACTTTTTGACTACATACAAGTACGGGTGGAAAACTTCCTATTATCAAAATACCTACGATATTAAAACTGATGAGGTGGTGGAAGAGAAACCCAAACTTCAAGATTTGCTAAGTGAGTTAAGTTCAGTAGAGGAGGGAGAGTGTGAATCCTGTGCAGTTTAAAATTTCTTCTACGGAAGATCAAACACAAGTCAAGGGGATGACGGTTTTTAACACTGAACAAGTGAATACAAAAAAACAACCGATGTTTTTTGGAAAACCCCTTGGGATACAACGATATGATTCATACAAATATCCAGTCTTCGATAAACTGACTACACAGCAATTAGGATACTTTTGGAGACCCGAAGAGGTGTCTCTTCAAAAGGATCGTGGTGACTATCAAACTTTACGTCCAGAACAGAAACACATTTATACTTCTAATCTGAAGTATCAGATTATGCTTGATTCTGTTCAGGGTCGCGGACCTGGAATGGCTTTCATTCCATATTGCTCACTACCTGAGTTGGAAGCGTGTATGGAAGTATGGGGATTTATGGAGATGATTCATAGTCGTTCATACACATATATTATCAAAAATATCTATTCTGATCCAAGTGAAGTGTTTGATACGATCATTACTGATGAACGTATTCTGGAACGTGCTAAGAGCGTTACAGAGTCATATGATGACTTTATTCAAGCATCACAGGATTATGGTTCATCCAATACTTGGATGCACAATCTTGAACAAGTTCCATATGCACAACAGAGTCTCAACGATGTTAAACGAAAGTTATACAGAGCAGTCGCAAACGTTAACATTCTTGAAGGTATTCGCTTCTACGTTAGTTTTGCTTGTAGTTTCGCCTTTGGTGAACTTAAGCTTATGGAAGGATCCGCTAAAATCATCTCTCTTATCGCAAGAGACGAAAACCAACATCTAGCCATTACTCAGAATATTCTGAACAAATGGCGTGACGGTGATGATCCAGAAATGAAGCAAATTATGAAAGAAGAGGAAGAGTGGACCTATAAAATGTTTAATCGTGCTGTAAATGAAGAAAAGCGATGGGCAGATTATCTGTTCAAAGATGGTAGCATGATTGGACTTAATGATAAACTTCTTCAACAATACGTTGAGTGGATTGCTAATAGAAGATTAAAAGCGATTGGATTAAAACCTCAATACGATATTTCAGCAAACAACAATCCACTTCCTTGGACTCAGCACTGGATTTCCTCTAAAGGTCTCCAGGTGGCTCCCCAGGAAACGGAAGTCAGAAAGTATATGTAGTTGGTGGAATTAAACAAGATGTGAAAAAGGACACATTTAGTGGTTTCAAATTGTAATAATTATCTTAAAACTTATAGATAGAGGAGGTAACCCCCTCCTCTTTTTTTATGATTCACATCACAGATATTTTCTCATTAAAAGCAAAAGTAGAAAAACTTAAATTTAAATTAGATGAAGAAATGATATCCACTCATGAGAAGTGGATTGCTCATAAATATCTGAATCATGTTTTAGATTATATTGATGAGTTGCGATTACGATAATCCGTGGTATTATAATGGCAAACCTTTTGAGTCTAAAGATATTGAAGATTATTTTGGATTTGTTTATTTGATAAAAAATAATCTTAATGGTAGAAAATATATTGGACGCAAGTATCTTTGGCAGTTTAGAACTCCAAAAGGTAAAAGTCGCAAAGTCAAAACAGAATCGGATTGGAAAAAATACTATGGGTCTTGTCCAGAACTTAAAGAAGACATTATCAAATTTGGTAGAGAAAATTTTAGTCGAACTATCTTATCATTACATAAAACAAAGGGCAAAACAAACTATGAAGAGACAAGGCAACTCTTTGTCAATAACGTCCTCATCGAATCCCTTGACAACGGAGTCCCAGCGTTTTACAATAGCAACGTATTGTCCCGCTACTTCCGAAAAGATTATTATGACAGCAACGACTGAAGACATTGTATGCTCATGTTAGATCCTGGTCACTTGATCGTGCTGCGGATAAAACGGTTTCCGAAGAGGATGCTCGTGCCATTCTTGAAGAGTTTTATGAATGGATTGAACCTGAAGATGATGAATTGGAAATTGTCTCTCTGGAACCATAACCTTGACAAATCCTAAATATTAACTTATTATGAAGAAATCCCGTCGAATTCGACGGGATTAACATTATGAGATTTTGACGTGACAATTAGAGCCGTGGGATCTGCCCTCTGAGAAGAGGGAAGTGCGCTTTTCCTATACGGATGTAGAGTTCTATTAATTTTAATGCTTTTTAAAACACTTTCAATTCTTGCTGTTGCCGTTACCGGATTAGCACCCCTTCAGGCAAAAGCAGCGAGCGGATGTTCCCTCGCATCACATTATGGAATCGGTGATGGATATCATGGGCAGACAACTGCAAACGGCGAAAGATACAATGCTTACGGAAAATCAGTAGCACATCGATGGCTTCCTTTTGGAACTAGATTAAGAGTTACAAATCAGTCAAATGGAAAATCAGTAATTGTGCGTGTAAATGATCGTGGACCTTATGTAGGTGGTAGGGACCTTGACCTGTCTTATGGTGCGTTTTCTTCTATTGCCTCTCCAGGTCAAGGAGTCGCTAACATTTGCTATGCATCTCTATAACATTTAATAAATAGGGGAGTAAGGATCCGCTCCCCTTATGTTTAAATTTGGAAATCAAAAACCAAATATAAAGCAGTATGCAATTATAGGAATTGTATTAACTACTATTATTGCAGCACTTTCTCAATGCACTGGAATCAAACAAAATAGTATCTGGGATTTACTGGACGAAGTTCAAAGAAGATATTTCCCACAAACAATTCTCAATGACTTTATTATCAAAGATCCAGAGAAACTTGAATCGAAGAGTTCAAAGCGTGATGTTGATAAAGCAATTGATGCCGTTACACCAGAGTATGATCGGATTATTTCCGATTATGATAAAAAATATAAACAAAGATATATGGACTTAAAAAATGATGAGACTGTGTGTTATACTGATGAATGTAAGGCACTCGCACCACCTATGAGAATCTGTGCTCCTTGGATTAAATGATTGTCTAAGAAAAGTAACTATATAAACATAATCTTATTTTTAATGGAGATAATTATGTCACAAACAACACAAGAATTACTGAATGCTATTGAAGCCTGGAAAGTAGAAGATGAAAAATTCATTGCCGGTAATAGTTCAGCAGGTACTCGTGCTCGCAAGGCACTGCAAGAAATTGCTAAACTGGTTAAGACCCGTAGAACCGAAATTACGGAAGAAAAGAACGCCCGTAAAGAAGCAAAAGCGGGTTGACGACTGCCCTAGGGCGCAGTACAATACTCTCATAGGCAACAGGGGTCCAAACTCTGTGTAAGTCCTGCCCCTCCCATGCCTCTCATAGAAGCACAAACAGGGAGGTCTCTTGGGGCAGCAGCATGACGGATCATGCACCATCCTTCTAAGATGTAAGATCGGGGGTTCAAATCCCTCCTGCCCTGCCTTGTCGTTGTGGCGGAATTGGTAGACGCGCTGGGTTTAGGTTCCAGTAGAGTATTCTGTGAAGGTTCAAGTCCTTTCAACGACATTGGGGAGATTAGTCCAGTTGGTTAGAGTGCACGACTGATAATCGTGAGGTGCCTGGTTCGAGTCCAGGATTTCCCACTTGACAATTAAATCTTTATGGTTTATGATTGTCTCATAAGCGGAGTTAGTTCAGCGGTAGAACGCTATCCTTCCAAGTTAGATGTCGTCGGTTCGATTCCGATACTCCGCTTACCTCTGGTAGTTCTTAAGGCATCGATAAGGTAGCTGGATACTCTTCGTGATTCAACAGAGTGTGAGAGAAAAAGTGATCATCGGTTCCGTCGACAAGAGCTGCCTTATCCTTATTCCCCTGTAGCTCAACAGGCAGAGCACGGAGCTGTTAACTCTGGGGTTACAAGTTCGAATCCTGTGGGGGAGTTACCGCATCCGATGCAGTATAATCGCAGTAAAGTGTTTATCTGCAGTTGACTGACTCACTACCCACTTGGGAGCATAGCACAGAGGTAGCGCGGATGCCTTACAAGATCAGGTCACTGGTTCGATCCCAGTATTCCCACTTACATAAATACCTAAAAAACTGCTATAATGGAAAAACTGTTTAAACTGCTGAAGTGATGCTCAGGCAACACTTTTTGTTTTATTTCAGAAAACTTGGATTTATCACTGGGATGTAGTTGGTCCTGATTTTCACCAACTTCACACAGTCTTTGGTGAGCAATACAATCAAATGTTTGAAGAGATTGACACTCTCACCGAACATATGAGATACTTGGGTATGAAACCTGTAAGCACTCTTACAAGAATTACAGAAGTCACTCAAATAGAACAGGCATCAAATAGTGCTCAGGACATTGATGCAATGGAAATGGTAAAGCAACTGAGAGATGACAATCAAAAGATTGTAGAAATCTTTACTGATATTTCAGAAGAAGCAGATCAACAAAAACAATTTGCAACTTCTAATTTGGTTCAAACTATTATGGAAACTCACGGGAAGTTTCACTGGATGTTAAGATCGTTTTTAGAATGATACGGATGAAAGACAATGATTATCGTAAGATGTAGAGATTGCAATAAAGAAATTGCAAGCACAAATAAAACTCAAGTTTGCGGTTGTTCAAATATGATGACCGTAAGAGGAGATAATGTATCTGCTGTTGACTTAAGTAGAGTTGTTATGGTAAACTCTACTCAGAAAGAACAAAAGAACGTTCTAACATCACAAGATATTGCCTGGCAAGAGGCAAGACGCCAACGCAAAGTAAAGCGTTTGGACTTTGAAGTCCGTTGAGGACTTGGTTGGAGAGACAATCCGATTGGTGACGGAACCGCTCTTGAAAAGCGTTGAGGTGTTAAAGCCCTTAGGCGTTCGACTCGCCTTCTCTCCGTTTAATTTAATATTTTCTTAATCACTTTCTTGAAATCAACACAATTGTTGTTGATTAAAAATATGTAATTAGTATATATTAGTAATATGCATAAATCCCATGGATCAACACACTTATGATAACTGGGTGAAAATTAAAGCAACTTTTGAAGCATCTGGTAATACTAATAATATGTTTTATAAGAGAGCGTGTGAAATTGTAAAAACAAAAAGAGATCCTCTCGCAAAGTATCTTGGAGATGAGAAATGATGCACGAACAGGATGAACTTGTAAGTCGTTCTGAAGTTCAGGAAATGATCAAACAATCTATTTCAACTGCAATTAAAAATCATGAGATTCGTGTGGGATGGATTAGTGGAATTATCGGAGCATTTTTTGTTTTTGGCATTATTCATTCAATATGGTTAATGAAGAATTTGATTCGGTAAAATGGAAATTTTTTATTTCATTCCTTTTATTATTTTATTACTGATTGCAGCATCTATGGTAATACAGGGTTGGATGGTCGTTCACGAATCGCACGGGTATCGTGAAAATCCAAAGGTTAAAGGTCATCCAGAAATGAAAGGAGTTAAAAAAGGAGACGGACTTATGGTCGTAAATTTCGATAACATGCCAAATGATGATTATAATGAACTATATAATCGTATTCAAAAATTAAAAATGGAAGAATTATTTGAAGAACCCTCTAAGTACGAAGATGAAGAAAATGACTAAAGTATTCATATCAACAATTTTGCTTCTTGGTTCAATTGGATTGTTTATAATCTGGGGTGTTTCGCACGCATATCCACAATGATTTTTCACATCGTAGAAGCACTTGCATCAAGTCCAATCTGGTTGGGACTTTGCGGAGCAGGCTTGACAGTCGTTCCAATCCTGGGTATAATGCTTATACATTCAAAAAACAACAACGGGGTGTAAGTCAGCGGTAGACGGCTTGCTTTGGGAGCAAGAAGACACTGGTTCGAATCCCAGTCACCCCGATCATAAAACTCACTTTATGAAAAAAATGAATCAAGAAATCAACGAACTTCAGTCATTTACAATCGAAGAGTTTCAGGCAGATTTTGATAATCTGATAGAAAAAGTTCAAAATGGAGAATCGTTTTTGATAAAAAGTGAGCACGGAAATGCTATAATGGTTCCTTACAATGAAGTCATACGAATATGTGAGGAATCAAATGTGGATTTTGAAGAGATAGTTAAAATTCACACAGATCACGAAGAAGGTTCGTGATATTTTAAGCGAGTGAGACTTGGTAGTCAGAGCGAGTCTTATAAACTCTTTCCGCCAGATTAGCGGCTCTGAGGTTGGTTCCCAGTGTCACCTACTCAGTATTAACTACATAACTATTAATAAATAGTTATGAGTTATTTACAACTAATATGCCGAGAAAAGAAAAACTTCTGCACGAATTGCGATTAAATACTGTAGAGTATTAACGCAACTGCTACGAGACAAACTTATATAATGATCTAACAGAATACAAAGCAAGAACACTATGCGAATAAACAAAATAAGATGCATTGAATATCTAAATAGAAAACTTGTAAATTAGAGATAGAAGACCAATGATTCTCCTTAAAGTTTATGCTTGAAGCGAGTATCATCCAACTTGTTGCATGGATCGTGCATCGTTTGAAATCCTAATCTGTAATAGAAAAACAAGTTATCTAAAATGATTGAAGCAGACCTCTAGATGGATCTAAAATCGATACAAGAGATAATGTAAGAGTTTTGCGTCCTAACTGCCATGCTTTAACAATACCATCGTTAAAATACACGCTGGTATATAAACAAGGAGCAATTGAAACAATGCTCGTTTACCCATCTGGTTGAAGGCAACCGATCTCATAAATCGGCAGAGGTGAGTTCGATCCACGCAACGGGCACTTGACAGAATCCCTGTCATCCCCTATAATACATAGGTCAACATTCAAAACAATGACTCTCACAGCAAAATTCAAGAAAGACGTTCAAACCCTTCGTGGTGCAGCAAATGGTGATTTCTACCTTGATGTAAAGAATCCGAAACTTTTTAAAAAGGTTCGTCGTTTTTATGAGCAAGAAGGTGTAGTATTCTCTGGTGATCCTTTGGATGACTATGAGATTCTTATGGAATACGTTCTTGCCGATCTTGAAACTGTTGAGGTTGCTTAGTTAAATAGTCACGGAGAGACTTAAAAAGTACTGGTCGGGAGCAAACCCCTAATGTCTAAAGCAAGTATCTTAAGATATCTTGGCAACCTTCTCCTCATTATTGGTTATCAAACTATGCTATGGGGAGATTTTAAATATGGTTTATTGGTTAAATGTGTTGGGGGATTACTCACAGTACCTTTTGCTATTAAACTTAAACTCTGGGATGTATTATTCCTATGTGCTTTCTTTGGTATTTCCGAGATATCAAAGGTTGTACAACTTTTCCTAGTTCAGTCAAACTAGGTGGTGGATCCAATGACCCCCTTATGTCCTCGTCGGATTGGACATTAAATATGCCGACTGGTGTGGATGGGGAAACTCCCGCCTGGTTTCCAATTTCCAGTCAAAGAATTGGTGGCGTGCATGAAAGACCTGATGAGAGGAGTTGCATAAACTCCTCTTTTTTGTATAATACATACTATAGACATATTCATTAATCTATGAGTGATTATAAGAAAACAGCACTTGTACTTGGTGCTGGTGGCTTTATTGGAAGTCATATGGTAAAACGTCTACGTTCCGAAGGTTATTGGGTGCGTGGAGTTGACCTTAAGTATCCAGAATATTCTGTTAGTGAAGCAAACGAATTTATTCTCGGTGATTTGCGTGATGTAAATTTTGTTCGTCGTTGCATTCGTTTTACTGGATATCTTGGTAATTTTTATCAGCAGATTGTTGATAAGTTTGCACAACCATTTGATGAGATCTATCAGTTTGCTGCTGATATGGGTGGTGCAGGATTTGTTTTCACTGGTGAGAATGATGCAGACATTATGCACAACTCTGTGACAATTAACTTAAATGTCTTGGATGAACAGCGTAAACTAAATGAAGATAAAGGTGTAAATAATACCAAAATCTTTTATTCTGGTTCTGCTTGCATGTATCCAGAGCATAACCAATTAGATCCTGACAATCCTGATTGCCGTGAAGAATCTGCATACCCAGCAAACCCAGACTCCGAATATGGATGGGAAAAACTCTTCTCTGAACGTCTATACTTTGCTTACAACCGTAATTATGGCATCCCTGTTAGGGTTGCTCGGTATCACAATATTTTTGGACCTGAGGGAACGTGGAAAGGTGGACGCGAAAAAGCCCCTGCAGCAATGTGTCGTAAAGTAGCAGAACTTGGTGTTCTTGGTGGTGAGATTGAAGTTTGGGGAGATGGCAATCAAACTCGTTCATTCCTTTATATTGATGAGTGTATTGAAGCAACTCGTCGTCTGATGGATTCTGATTTTATTGGTCCAGTTAATATTGGTTCCGAAGAAATGGTAACAATCAATCGACTCGTAGATACTGTTGCTAAAGTTTCTGGAAAGTCTGTAGAGAAAAAACATATCAACGGACCTTTGGGAGTTCGAGGTCGTAATTCTAATAATGATTTGATTCGTGAAAAATTAGGATGGGACTATTCTCAAAGTCTTGAAGAAGGAATTTGTAAAACTTACGAGTGGATTAATTCTCAAGTTTATAAAGATACTATAATGTATCATCCAGTTTGATATGGTAGTATATAAATTTTTGAATGACTGTTCTGAAATAAACAAAGATAAGTTCAAGACAGAAAATTGGTATTTAATGAATTGGGGAATGGGGGATGCAATTGATGCAACTCTTTTTCTTGAATCAAATTCACCAGTTTCTTATAAAATTCTATGCAGACCTGGAATTTTTAATGGAATTAAATTTGTTTTAGATAACTTTATATCTAATCCAAAATGTAAAGTTGTTGAAGTTTTTCCTTTGGAAACAGGATATCCTATTCCTGAGGAAGAAGTTGTTATGTCCAAACATGGGTTTTATCCCCAAGATTTGAATATTTTAAATAATGCTCATAATATTGGACAACTCAAAGTATGTCATATGGCACCAAAAATGTGGTCTGTTCTTCAAAATCTTCAAGGTGCAGGAATCCTTTCAAATATAGAAACATATTCAAATATAAAAAAAGATATTGAAGAAAAAACTTGCATTCTTTTTCCTGAAAGAGGAGATAGTTATCAACTAGATGATTCTTTTTGGAATAATATTGTTGATAAAATGAAAGCGAAAGGATATAAAGTAATTGTAAATTGGACTAGTAAAACAAATGTGTTTACTAACCAAAAGATCTTTCAAGGCACTGAAAGGTTGGATAAATTAGAACTTCAAGATCTTTTAGATTATTTGGTTCGCCATAAAAATTTGGTGACCATTGGTCAAATATCTGGTATTTTTGTTTTACTTAAATATTTTGAATTTTTGAAAATTGCTTTTTTTGTTGATTATAATGATCCTAAAATGAAAGATCCAACAAGAGCATTATATGAATCTTGTAGTCTTGCAGATGGTCTTTATACAAAAAATATGATAGAATTTAAATTATCAGAATTTAATATTAATCAACTTGATCTAGTAGTTCCATGAAAACAAAATTTAATTTAGTTGGAAATACTTTTACTCATTTAACAAATGGAAACAAAGGATATTCTGTTCATGGTAAAGAGTCTAAGTATATTGAATGGGTAAGTGATGGGACGGGGGAGGCAACATTCTATATTGATAGCACTCTCGCTCAAGCACAAATTGATAATGTCTCAGGCCCGAAGTATGGATGGCTTTTAGAATCTCAATACATTACCCCACAAATTGTAGAGTCCGTTAAAAAATTTCCAGAAAAATATCTAGAAATATTTGATGTAATTTTTACACATAATCAAGAACTTTTAAAAATTGATTCTAAATTTAAATGGGTTCCTGCTCAAGGATTTTGGATTAAAGATCCTAAGATCTATGAAAAAACTAAAGTGATTTCTATGATTGCTTCAAATAAACAAATGTGTGAAGGCCACAGACTTCGCCTTGAATGGGTCCAAAGACTTTGGGGCCAAGTTGATCTTTATGGTCGGGGATTTAAGGAAATTGCAGATAAAGAAGAAGGATTATGTGATTATATGTTTTCTGTTGCTATTGAAAATGGTCAATATGAAACATATTTTACAGAGAAACTTTTAGATTGTTTTGCTACTGGAACTATTCCTGTTTATCTTGGTGCTCCCGATATTGGAAAATACTTTAATAAGGATGGTATCATTGATCTAAGTGAAGAGTTTGATGTTTCTGACGAAATATATTATAATAAAATGGATGCAATTAAAGAAAATCTTGAAAAAGCAAAAGAGATGGAAGTCCTGGAAGATTTTATTTTTACTCAGTATTTGAAATAAAATGATTGATAACTATAGTAAAACTCAAGATGGTATAATCTATCAGGTTGAAAGAAAACCTTTTGATTATACTGGTGCATATAATAATTATTATAAAGAAATTCAAGATTCAACAAGATACACATCTTATTTGAGATTGGGATATATTGTTGGTAGTATTGGATATACTCCAAAAAGTATTTTGGATGTTGGTTATGGAACAGGAGCGTTTTTGCAGGCTTGTGAAACGGAGGTAAAAGAAAGATATGGACATGATATTTCTGGATGGGAAGTGCCATCTGGATGTACATTTGTAGATAACATTTTAGAAAGTCATTATGATGTTATTACATTTTTTGATTCTTTAGAACATATGCATGACATTGAATTTGTTAAAGATCTGAATTGTAATTATGTTTGTATATCTGTTCCTGATTGTCATTATTTTGACGATGAATGGTTTGATAGTTGGAAACATAAAAAACCAGATGAACATCTTTGGCATTTTAATAAAAACTCTCTGAAATCTTTTATGAACAGAATGGGATATTCCGTAGTCAACATGTGTAATTTGGAGGATATTACACGAATTAATAATCAAGAATATACAAATATTCTTACTGGTGTTTTTAAAAAAGTATGAATAAGAAAATTGCAGTGACAACATGGGTCACGGATGATTACTGTGACTTTATTGGTGTAGAAGAACTTAAAAATTCTTTTAAATATTTTCATCCAGATGTTGACTTCTTCGTATTTGATACAAAGATGACTGAAGAAGCAAAACAAAAAGACCCTTGGTTAAATCCAGTATGGATGATGCCACCTAGTTGTCTTCCTTTTGTTGATGAATATGATATGGTTGTGCATATTGATGGGGATTGTGTTGTCACTGGACCTCTTACTGAATTGTTCGAAAGCACCGAAGATCTAATAGGAGTTAGAAATAATAATTCTTTTAACAAAGCAAGTTCTCATAAAGGTATTACAATCGCACATCTTCCTCCCTATGGTCAAGGGCATCTTATCCCAGTTCAAAATTTTATTAATGCTGGACTAATAGCATCAAATAATAAAGAGTTTTGGTATGAATGGCATGAATTAAATCACCAAGCATATAAAATTAAGACAGAAGTAAATCCATATTTCCATGGTCTCGGTGATGAACAAGATACTCTAAACCAAATATTTCATAGTGGTAAGTATTCGTCAAAAATTATTGATGCAATCGGAACTGGATTATCTTATGGATTATGTAATACTTGGGGAGATCAAACTCATTGGGATAGTTGGGATCATCTTTATGTTGAAAATGGTGAATTGTATCTTGACGATCCTGTAGATAATGCTAAAATGAAAGTAAAGGTTTTGCACCAAGCAGGTGGGTCTTTGGCAGGAGAGTTAAATAGAAAGCATGGAACATTTAGAAATTGGTTAAAGTCTACCCTAAAGGGAGATGTTCTTAATTACGTAAATAAGGTATCAAAATGACAGTTTTAAATTTTAAAGATATTCGTGGAAACGAAATAAATCTATCTTTATCTGAAAATTATAAGAGCCACGCATTTGCCCAACATTCTTGTGTTGGTGCAATTGTTCAGCAGTTTGATCAAGACTTTTATTATTTTCTTAAGGAGCAAGATGATCTGAATGTAATTGATCTTGGCGCAAATATTGGATTGTTTTCTCTATATGCATCTCCGATTGCAGAAAAAATTTATGCGGTGGAACCAACTCCTTCGCATTTTTCTCTTCTTAAAGAATTGGTTGAGTTGACAGGAAAGACTAATATTGATCCGCTAAATCTTGCTATTGGATTAGAAGATGGTGAAGCAGAGTTTTTCGTTCATGACGGAAATTCTACAATGAATTCTTTTGTTAAACACACCACCAATCCCCACAGTGAAACTAGTGTTCTAGTTCAAACCAAAACACTTAATAGTTTGATTAATTCTTTGGGTCTTGATAGGGTTGGGTTTGTAAAAATGGATATTGAGGGATTTGAAAATCAAGTAATTTTTGAACCTTCTTTTGAAGAAGCAGTAAGCAAGATTGATGCAATGTACGTTGAAGTGCATGATTTTGAAGAAGCAGGTAAAATGCAATTAAACTTTAATCGAATAAAGGAACAATTTATTTCTTGGGGAAAAACTGTAGAAAAATTACAGTTTGATGGTATGTTTGTATATTGATTAAATGAAAAAACTTTATCGTAGACTTCTTGATATTTGTTATAAAAACAAATTACATCACCTTGGAAGTTATTTTTCATCACTTCAAGTTCTTGATAACATTTATAAAAATATGAATAAAGATGATATCTTTATTCTTTCTAATGGTCATGCTGTAGTGGCACTATATGTAATATTGGAAAAATATTATGGATTAGATGCTCAAGAACTTCTTGATAAGTATGGAGAGCATCCAAAAAGAAATGAACTAGATAAGATTTTTTGTTCTACAGGAAGTCTTGGAATGGGAATTACTGTAGCAGTGGGTAGGGCATTGGCAAATCCTAAGAGAAATGTTTATTGTATGATCTCTGATGGTGAATGTGCTGAAGGATCCGTATGGGAAGCACTTAGATTTTCGAATGATTATGGAATAAAAAATTTGCAGATTTATGTAAATGCTAATGGGTGGGCAGCATATGATCCTGTAAATCTAATTCTTTTGGAAGATCGAATTAGAGCATTCAATCCTTCAGTTAAATTTTGTAGAACATCAGTAGAGCACTTTGGACTAAAGGGTTTGGATGCACACTACACTAACTTTACAGAAGAGCAATATCAGGAGGCAATTGAGTTATTATGAGACGTAGATTTCAAGAACTTCTTACTGAAGAAATGAAAACAAATGAAGACATTGTTCTTCTTGTTGGTGATGTTGGTTATAAAGTATTTGATCATTTGCGAGAGGAATTTCCAAGACGTGTAATTAATCCTGGAGCTGCTGAGCAACTAATGATTGGTATGGGTGTTGGTCTTGCTTTGGACGGAAAAATCCCTGTTTGTTATTCCATCACCCCGTTTGTTTTGTATCGCCCATTTGAGTTTATCAGAAACTATTTGCATCACGAGCAAATTCCTGTTAAACTGGTAGGAAGTGGTCGTGATGATGACTATGGACCTTGTGGGTTTTCTCACTATGCGTGTGAAGATACAAAGGTATTGGGGGCACTCCCAAATATTGAAGTATTCCGTCCTCAATCAGCAGATGAAGTTGATATTAAAAAATTCCTATATTCAGGTAAACCATCATACATTAATTTAAAACGATGAAAATTTTATTCACTGGTAGTCGTGGTAATCTTGGTAAAGAACTTATTCCTCTTCTTGAGGAAGATCACTTAGTTCATTACTGTGATATTGATTATGCTAATTTTGATTGTGTAAATTCTTTCTTTCGCAATAGAGAGATTGATTTTATAATTCACGCGGCTATTCGTGGTGGTCGTAGAGTTCGTGCTGATATTGCAGATGATTTCTATAACAATATGATGATGTTTGAGTGCTTAGCATCTCAAAATGTTCCGATGATTAATTTGTGTAGTGGTGCTGCATATGGTCGTAAAGATGATATTATGTCTGCATCAGAAAAAGATTTTGGAAAAAGAATTCCTGATGACTATTATGGATTTTCAAAGTATTTGATTACTCATAGGTCTCGCCAGTTAAATCACGTATATAACTTGAGATTTTTTAATATCTTTGGAAAACATTCTCCGAAAGATATGTTTACTACTGCTAATATTCTTAATTACATTCATAAGAGAGAAATTGTTATCTTTAAAGATAAGTTTATGGACTTTTTTGGTGTTCTTGATGCTAAAAAAGTAATAGACCTTTATCTTGACGGCAAGAAAAATCTTCCCGCAAGAAGTCAATCTTGTTTATCCAGAAACTACTAAACTTTCTGAAGTTGCGGAAATGATTAATGATCTTTCCGATTATAAAGTTCCTATTGATGTTCTTGAATCTGGATTTGATAAAGCATACTGCGGAAATAGTCAATATCTTAATAGTCTTGGAATTGAGTTTGGTGGACTAAAAAAATCACTTGAATATTGTTATAATAGTTTTGTAGATAATGTCAAATAAAGTTTGCTTAATATATCAACCTTTGGGATTGGGCGATATATTTTGGGTTCAACAAATTATCGATACTATTATCTCTGATGGATATGTCGTCTATTATCCAGTAGGAAGCGTTTATTATGATATTGTTTCCTCTTATATTTCTAAGAAAAATTTAATTTGGGTAAAAGAAACTGATGAATTCCCATTGAAACAATATTATGGGCAAGTCAATTTTCACCAAACTGAAAATGAATTATATGTTCCTTTAAGTTATGCAGATAGGTATGTTCCCAATGCATCTGTAATGATTTCAAAGTATTATTTTCTTTCCATTCCCATTGGGGATTATCGTAAGCATTTTTCAATTAAAAGAAATAATAAGAGAGAAAAAGAATTAATTCAAAAATATGAATTGGATGGAGATTATATCTTAGTAAATTCTTCTTTTGGTACTGAGCATCAGAAAAGAGATCTTGAAATTAAATCTGATTCAAAAATTCATTATATGGACATTCAGCAAGATCGTGAGAATGGATTTCATATCTTTGATTGGATTATGGCTCTTGAAAATGCAAAAGAAATTCATACCGTTGAAACTTCCTTATGTTATTTGATAGATAAGTATTGTGAAAGTAATGAATTACATATGTACGAAAAAAGGACTTCTTCGCAACCTAATACATATTATAACAATGTAAATTTGGTTTACCGCAATTCAAATTGGATTTATGAAAATTGAAGTATCTGTTGGTGAGATAGTTGATAAGTTTACTATTTTAGAAATAAAAGAAGAGCACTGCCTTGATCCATCTAAAATAATAAACATACAAAAAGAATTAAACTACTTAAAAGATGTAGTTGATGAGTTAAAAATTCCTGAGAAATTGGTAGATAATCTTCGAGAAGTAAATAGAAAACTGTGGAAGATTGAAGATGATATTAGACTTTGTGAGAGCAAATGGAAATTTGATGATGATTTTATTCAACTTGCAAGATCAGTTTATTATACAAATGATAAAAGATTTGAAATAAAAAATAAAATTAACTCTCTAGTTGAGAGTAATTTTAGAGAAGAAAAAATACTTCCAAAGTATACTTGATATGAAAGTAGTTATCCCAATGTCAGGAATGAGCAGTAGATTTTCTTCTGCTGGGTATAAAATTCCAAAATACTTAATTGAAGTTGATGGTAGACCTGTTATTGAACATATTGTAAATTTGTATCCTAAAGATACGAAGTTTGCTTTTATCCTTAACGAAGAGCATCATAAAAATACAAATATTGTTGAGGTATTACAGTCAATTACAAAGACACCTTTGATCGTTGTTATTCCCCAGCATAAAAAAGGACCAGTGTATAGTGTTTCTGAAGAAAACTGGTTGATTGATGATGAGGAACAAGTCATTGTCAATTATTGTGATTTTTCAATGTATTGGGATTATAATCATTTTGAACAATTTGTAAATGAAACGGATTGTGATGGATGCGTGGTTTGTTATACTGGATTTCATCCACATATGTTGGGAAGTGATAACTATGCTTTCTGTAAAGTTGATGAAGATAATAAAATTTTAGATATTAGAGAGAAGCAACCATTTACAGATAACAAGATGTCTGAGTTTGCTTCTACTGGAACATATTATTTTAAGAAAGGAAAGTACATTAAAAAGTATTTCAAGCAATTGATGGATGAAGATTTAAACATCAATGGTGAGTATTATGTAAGCCTTGTATATAATCTTTTGATTAGAGATGATCTAGACAATCTTGTTTATGAAGTTCCGCATATGCTTCAATGGGGAACTCCATTTGATCTTGATATCTACAATAGTTGGTCTGACTATTATCGTAAGGCACTGGAAGGGCAGAAGCAAGTTAAATTGGAAAACTGCACTCTTGCACTTCCAATGGCAGGCGCCGGTAGTCGTTTTTCAAAAGAAGGATATGACTGCACCCAAACCATTTCATTCAGGTTAATGGTAAGAATATGGTAGAGCAAGCAGTTCGTTGCTTACCAGAAACTGACGAAGTAATTTATGCCTGTTTAAAAGGACACCAATCTCCTGGTCAAAATACTGTATGGATTGATGATGTTCTTGAAGGGCAGGCTTGCACTACAGAAAGAATTGTAAATGTAATTGATCCCGATAATTCTATTCTTGTATCTGCTTGTGATAATGGTGTGTTTTATGATGCAGATAAGTTTTTAGATTTGGTGAATGATGAAGAAAATGATATAATTGTATGGACTTATAGGAATAATCATACAAGTCACTTACAACCAAATGCATATTCTTGGGTAAACTGTGATAGTGATGGCAATGTAAGTCGTGTTGATGTTAAAAACTTTACGGGAACAGATCCCGTAAAAGAATTTGCAATTGTTGGAACAATGTTCTTCCGATCGAGAGAAGTGTTTTTTGCATCATTAAAATCACTATATGATAATGATGTTAGAACCAATGGAGAATTTTATGTTGATAGTATGCTTAATGAAGCAATATCTCTTAAATATAAAGTAAAGAATTTTGAAATCGACAATTATATTTGTTGGGGAACCCCTAACGATTTAAAAACATATCAATATTGGCAAAGATTTTTTGATAAAGTTGATTGGCATCCTTATGAATATACAAAAGACTATTTTACCAATTGAGTACTGGAACTCTGGAAGAACAAGACTATTAAAGGAAAAAGACGAGAATGGTAGAGATATAGAAGTTGCTTATTTCTTTACTTGCCAGTTTACGGGACTTTCAAAACATTATCCCCAACCATTAATATTCTCTTATCAGACGCAAAGATTAACTCTTCCTACTAAAGAGATGTTTATGTCTTTGGGTAGAGGAACAGTCTATGAAGAGACGATGGAATATGAAGTAGAACTTCCTTTTCATTTTAAAAACTTCTGTTCCATTCCAGTATTTTACTTCGTGTATAATATGGCAAACTATTATCACTTCATCTATGATACCTTGCCATACTTGTATTCATACTTTAATGAAAAGGAAATACACCCAGACCTTAAACTTCTTGTAAGTCCCCCAGAGGGAAAGGAAGATCTTTATCCATTTGTATGGGAGTGTTTAGAACTTCTTGGTATTCGTAAAAAGGACGTTGTATTTTTAAACCCAGAAACTCTTTATAATACTGTTGTAGTTGGGTCTTCCTTGACCCACAATGGTCTTTCAAATACACCTCCACATTCTGGTGTATTTGATATTATCAATCGTATGAAGGGTGAATATCAAGGACCAGAAAAGATTTATATCTCTCGTCGCACCTGGTTACATAATAACTTTGATAATATTGGAACAAATTATACTGAACGTCGTCGTTGTGTAAATGAAGATGAAGTAGCAGAACTTTTTAAGTCATATGGATATGAAGAAGTCTTCTGTGAAAATATGACGATGAAAGAGAAGATTGGTCTCTTTAACTCTGCCAAATATGTTGCTGGACCTATCGGTGGTGGGATGTGTAATGTAATCTTCTCTCCACCAGAGACAAAGGTTATTTCTATCAATAGTCCTTTGTTCTTTGATATCAATACACGTTTTGAATATTCAATGATGCATACACAACTACATCATTTTAATGACACTGAATTTGTGGAAAAGGTTGATGAAAGTGTAGAAAGTGAAGGTTCTCTTTCTATTTCTGGTGGTCTAAACTCCCCTTGGAAGGTTGATCTAAATACCCTAGAAACTTTTATTAAAGATGTCTGAAATACTAGAACTGGCAAGAGAAATTAGTGACTACACCATCTGTGGTGAAGGAAACGTTTCTATGCGTAAAAGTGAAAATACTTTTGTAATTAAGGCAAGCGGAACAAGTCTTCATACATTGTCCGATGAAGATATGACTTTATGCAATGTTCGTGGAGTTCAAATAGAACTTTTACAAAAAAAACCAAGCATTGAAACTTCTTTTCATGCTTGGATTATGAGAACCTTTCCAGATATAAATTTTATTGCTCACACTCATCCGCCAAATACTACAAAGATTTTATGTTCTAATCAATTATATCAATTTGCTAACCGCAGATGGTTCCCTGATCAAATAGTTAGAAATGGTACAAAATCTTGTGTAGTACCTTATGCTCCACCAGGAGAAGCAATTTTAAAATTAGTTGAAGAATATGTTTCGCGGTTTGTAAATCGTGAAGGATATTTTCCTAAATTGATACTTCTTCAAAATCATGGTATAATCACAGCATCTGCATCTAAAAAAGATTGTGCAGCTTCTACCTTAATGTGTGAAAAGTCTGCCGATATCTTTATTGGAGCAAGACTTTTAGGAGGAGTTAAATTCTTAACAAAACAAGAAGTTGCTGATGTTGATACTTGCCCAAATGAAAATTACAGGAGAAATATGTATCAATGAAAGTCATTTATGTTGATATTGATGAAACTATTTGTCATCGTGAAACTTCTGTTGACTTTGGGACAACACATGATTATACCAAAGCAAAACCAATAAAGGAAAACATAGAAAAAATCAATAAACTTTATGATGAGGGGCATACAATAGTTTATTGGACTGCTCGTGGTTCTAGAAAACAAATTGATTGGACTGAACTTACTGCAAAACAACTTGCAGAGTGGGGGGCAAAATATCATGAGTTGAGAGCAGACAAACCATTTTATGACTTGTTTATTGAAGATAAAGCATTGAGGATTGAAGAACTGTGATTATTATTTCGCATCGTGGTAATATAAAAGGGCCAGTTCCAGATAAAGAAAATCGCCCAAGTTATATTGATTGTGCAATTGGAAATGGATATCATGTAGAAATCGATGTTCGTTCTATTGATGGTGAATTGTGGTTAGGTCATGATGAACCACAATATAAAGTTGATCATAACTGGTTAGATAAGCGTAGACAATATCTTTGGTTGCATTGTAAAAATCTTGAAGCAGCAAAAGAATGTTGGGCATATCATTCTTTTTGTCACACATCTGATCCATTTACTTATACTTCAACTGGTCAAATATGGTTGCATGATTTGTCTATGAGAATTGGTAGTAATTCAATTATTCCTTTAATTGATAAGGACGAAGTTGAAGCATTTGTGTCAGTTGGTGAAAACCCTTTTGGCATCTGCACAGATTATCCACATTTATTTTAAAGTATTGATATGACACGTATTGCTCTTTGTTATTCGGGTAGACCTAGAAGTATTTTAGAGTGCTTTGACAATCATAAAGAACATTTTAGATTGGGACAAGATAACGTTGATGTCTTTGCCCATCTTTGGTTTGATGATGATTTGGTAGGATCGCAATTTAGATCTGATGTTGGACAGGGAACTTGGCCAGATTCTTCTGTTAAAGAATGGATAGAAGAAAACTGGAAACCTAAAAAAATAGTATATGAAAAACCGAAATCTTTTGAATCTTTGTTTGAGCAAAGTTGGAATCCGCAGTGGCCGTTCGCACATCCAAAAGACAATCAAATTTCCATGTTTTATGGAATTGAAAAGGTAATGAATCTTAAAAAAGAATACGAACAAGAAAATGGTTTTAAATACGACTATGTTGTACGTATGAGAACCGACCTAACATTCTTACAATCACCTGGCGAATTTGAAACTTATAATCAGGATAATCTTCATGTCTTTAATGTTATTCCCGGTATAGATTGGATCGAAACTAAAGTTAAAGACTTTGCAATTCTTGATATTGTTGCTTGGGGAGGATCTGAAGTTATGGATAAGTATGGATTCGCATATTCTAATTTGGAAACAATTATCAATTCTGGATGTCCAACCTTTACACCAGATGCAATTTTGGGGTATAATGCTGTTAAAGTAAACAATTTAAACGTTCAGAAACATCCTTGGAAGTTTAAAATTTTTGTGGGAAATTCGATTTATCAAAATTAATTATGAACAGAATAACTGATTACACAAATTTAAAAAATAGAATAGTATCTTGGTTGGGTGATTATGTTGTAGAAAATCCGTCAATCAAATCCTTTGTGGTTGGAGTATCAGGTGGAATTGATTCTGCAGTAGTTTCTACTCTTGCAGCATCAACTGGGTTACCAACCTATGTATTGGGAATGCCCATACATCAAAATTCAGAACAAGAGGATTTATCTGATTCGCATTTAGAGTGGTTGCAAACCAACTTTGATAACGTAATCGTACAAAAATATAATTTGACTGATGTATTTGAAACATTCAAATGCACTATGAAAGAATTTGGATCTGATAATCACGCTCTTGCTAATAGTCGTTCCCGTCTCAGAATGGTAACTCTTTATCAAGTTGCTGGTTCTGTTGGTGGATTGGTCGTGGGAACTGGTAATAAAGTAGAAGATTATGGTGTAGGATTTTATACTAAATATGGTGACGGTGGGGTTGATATTGCCCCCATTGCAGATCTCTACAAGACTGAAGTGTGGGAACTTGGAAAATTCTTGGGTATTGATTCAAGAATTGTCAATGCTAAACCAACCGATGGTCTTTGGGATGATGGAAGAACCGATGAAGATCAACTCGGTGCTTCATATACTGAACTTGAAGAAGCTATGGAAACGGGATCTGGTCCAGGTCTTGACTCTCTGATTAAGTTTAGTAAAATGAATCAGCATAAAATGAACCCCATTCCTACATTCAAACTATGAAAATTGGCGTAATCGGTGCTGGAAGACTTGGTATTTGTTTCGCTCTTCTTTGCGAAGCAGCAGGATACAATGTTCTTGTTTCGGACATTAGAGAAGACTATGTAAATCAGTTGAATCAAGGAAAAATTGATACAAATGAACCTGAAGTAGATACGTTATTACGTGCAGCAACTAATTTTAGGGCAACAACTAATAATAAAGAAGTTATTGAAGAGTGTGATTTAATTTATACTTTGGTTTCTACACCATCTCTTCCTGATGGATCTTATGATGTTTCTTCTGTTTGGGATGTTGTAAAGGATTTTTCTAATATTACTAGTAAAAAATATTTTGTTGTTGGGTGCACAGTTAATCCTGGTGATTGTGAAGAGTTTAAAAAACAACTACCAAAGAACGTAAAGGTATTTTATAACCCAGAATTTATTGCTCAGGGCACTATCATCAACGACTTACGTAATGCTGATATGGTTTTACTTGGATATGATAATGAAATTGGAAGTGATAATCCTATCATTTCTGATATTCGTAAGTTATATACAAAAATTCAGACTAGCAGAGCAATAGTTTGTACAATGTCAACCACTGCTGCAGAAATTACAAAAATTGCAATCAACTGCTTTTTGACTACTAAAATTAGTTATGCCAATATGTTGGGCGATGTTTTATCGATGGCAGGATGTGGAGATGAGATAGTTGGTGTTCTTGGTGCAATTGGAGCAGATACGCGAATTGGTAGAAAATATTTGAATTATGGTCTAGGATATGGTGGTCCCTGTTTACCTAGAGATAATAGGGCTTTTGCTGCGTTTGCTAAAAAACTTGGGATGATTTATAATCTTGGATTTGTTGTAGACGGAATCAATAATGAACATGCAGAATTTGTTTGTAATTTTTATGAGAATCTGAATAGTAAAAATATACCATTTTATTTTGATTATGTTACTTATAAGAAAGGAACTGATATTTTAACAGAGAGCCAGCAGTATCGTCTTTGCACAGATTTGCTTGATCGCGGACATACTGTTTATATTCATAATGATAAGAGAGTGATTGATCAAATCTACGATACTCTCGTTACAAAATATGATTCTAGAGTTAGATTTGTTGATAATAAAGAAAATATAACTGAACCAATTTTTGTGGTAAATTTATGATTGGATATAATCGTTTAGGAACTAATGGACGTTTGGGAAACCAGATGTTTCAATATGCAGCACTAAGAGGAATTGCTGCGAATAATAATTTAGATTGGTGCATTCCCCCAGAAGACACGCCAACCTATGCCAACTATGGTCTCTTTGATGCCTTCAAACTTAAAAACTTAAAACACACTGGACTTATTGATGGTCCAACACACGATGAACCTGGATTTGATTTTGATGAGAAACTTTTCAATAATTGTCCAGACAATATAAACATTGATGGGTATCGTCAGACTGAAAAATACTTTAAGAATATTGAAAAATCAATCCGCGAAGACTATGAGTTCAAAGATGAAATCTATGAACCCTGCAAGGAGTTTATGGAACAGTTCAACGGGAATATTGCTCTGCTTCATATTCGTAGAGGAGACAATGTAGGTCGTCCTGATTGGTATCCAATTCCTACCATTGATCATTATGAGTATCTTCTTGATAAACATTTTTCAGATAATCAACCTATATTGATTTGTTCTGATGATCTTGATTGGGTAAGAGAGCAAAAACTTTTTGTTGGCGATAGATTCTATCTATCCGAAACTAGGATTTATTATCCAAAAGAAGTATTGAATGGTGCAGGACAAATGGAAAAATCTTTGGTTCCATTTTATGATCTATGTTTGATGACAATGTGCAGTGATGCAATCATTGCTAATAGTTCATTGTCTTGGTGGGGTGCTTGGTTGCAAAAAAATCCTAATAAAAAAGTGATCACACAGACACCTTGGTTTGGTGAAAAACTTTCTTTTAATAATCTTAAAGATTTAATCCCAGAATCTTGGATTGTTGAACCAATTCCAGAGGAAAGAATTCAAAGATGATGGACCTTACTTTTCTTATTCCAACCCAAATTGAAACAGAAGATAGATTAAGGAATATCATATCTTCTGTTTCTTATTTGTTAAGACATATTCCAGCAAAAGTAATTGTTAAGGAAGTTTCTAATCATCCTACATTTCAATTCAGAGCACTACCTGAAATTAGAAAGTATGTAAATACAGAAAACTTAACTTTTTTATATGAGCAAAGTAGTGAGCCTCTATTTTGTAAGAGTAAAGTTTTAAATGATTTAATCGTTGCTGCAGATACAAAAGTGGTGGCAAATTACGATGCAGATTGTATTCTCCCATTATCATCATACCACCAGGCATATGGTGCTATTAATGATGAACAAGCAGATGTAGTGTATCCATATGGTTGTGGTATTTATCAGTGGAGAGCAGAATATAATATGAGCATCTATGATGAGTTTGTAAATCAACTTGATATATCAATTTTAGATAAAAATAAAACATTATCAAATTCTACAATTGGATGGACGCAGTTTATTAGTCGCCAAAAGTATATTGATTCTTATATGATGAATGAGAATTTTGTATCTTGGGGGTGTGAGGATGATGAATTTTATTTTCGTATGAGCACTCTTGGAAATAGAATTGCAAGAATTGATAATTATGTTTATCATTTAGAACACGGTAGAACTCATAACTCTTGGTTCAGTAATCCAAATTTTAATAATAACTGGCAACTTTGGAATACTATTAAAACATTTGACAAGGAGCAACTTATACAGTATTATGAAAATCAGGACTATCTTAAAATACGCAGAAAACAATTGAAATGATAGGATTTAATGCCCTAGGTAGAATGGGACGTTTGGCAAACCAAATGTTTCAGTATGCATCCTTAAAAGGAATTGCAAGGAATGTTGGCGCAGATATTTGTATTCCAAATCATACTCAAGTAGTTGATGATGGAATTGGTAATATGTTGAGGACAGAATTGTTTGACTCTTTTGATCTTAACGTTAATATTGGTTTGTTGAATAATGGGCATTCGCCTACTGTTCAGGAAAGATATTTTCATTTTGATGAAGAACTTTTTACTCTATGTCCAGATCACGTAAGTCTTCAAGGATATTTTCAAACGGAAAAATATTTTAAACACATTGAAGATGAGATCCGTGAAGACTTTGCATTTAAAGATGAAGTTCTAAACCCTTGTAGAGAAATGATTTCTTCTGTAGAAAATCCTATTGCTCTTCACGTTCGTCGAACTGATTACGTTAAGAATAGTGATAATCACCCACCGTGTTCAATAGAGTATTATCAAAAAGCACTTGAACATTTTGATGGTGATAGAAATGTAATTGTTTTTTCTGATGATCCTGCTTGGTGTAATGAACAAGAATTATTTGCAGATGATCGTTTCTTGATTTCTGAAAATACTGATAATAGAGTTGATCTCTGTCTAATGTCTTTCTGCGATGATTTTATTATTGCCAACTCTACCTTTTCTTGGTGGGGAGCGTGGCTTTCCACTAATAAAGATAAAAAAGTTATTGCTCCTGTCCAATGGTTTGGAACTGGATATACAAAAGATCACGATACTAAAGATTTAATTCCCAATGACTGGACAAGAATTACTGTTTGATAAAAATAAATCATCCTTTAAACTTAAAGGCATTCCCCACATTTATTGGTTGAACCTTGATGCAGATACTCATCGTCGTGAGTATATGGAAACCCAGTTCAAGTATTGGGAGATTGAAAATCATACCCGCATTTCTGGTTTTGATGGTAGAGAAGATGATGTATCTTCTCATTTAAAAGGTAGAATACCTGATAATGTAAGTCAGAACGAACTTGGATGTTGCATGTCTCATCTTAAGGCAATCAAACATTTTTACGAAAATAGTACAGATGATTATTGTTTAATACTTGAAGATGATGTAAATTTTGATATTGTAAGATATTGGAATTTTACTTGGACGGATTTTTTTGCTGAGGTTCCTTATGATTGGGACTGTGTACAGTTAACTACAATTTGTACGGGTGATATTCATGTTAAACTTCATTTAAAATTTATTAATGATTTTTCTGCGGCAATTTATCTTATTAGTAGACATCATGCTGCTAAAATGATGAGACATCATATTCGCGGTGATAAGTTTAAGTTGGATAATGGTGTAAAACCAAGAGCAGTCTCTGAAGATACTATTTTAGAAACTGGTAAAACTTATACTATTCCATTGTTCCTCTACAATTTGGAAATGGGATCTGCAATACATCCAGAACATCTTGGAATCTTTCATAAAGGACCTCATGATGCTCTTTTGAATTATTGGCAGCAAACAGGTGCTCAAATTAATATCAAAGATTATATGAACTATGACCCTTATCTTAGGTCGAATAACTGAAAATACTGCTGCTCAGCAAACCTCTTGACACAGTAAAGGATATGCATTATACTAAATAAGTACTTAAGAATTAAGTTATAATTCTTAACATTTAAATGTCGTTTAGTACTAAAACAAAAAATTTATGATTACTCGTTCAATTCTTGCCACTAGTATTGCTGCTGTCTCTCTGACTGCCCCTGCTATGGCACAAGTCACCAGTGTTGCTCAACTGAAAGATGTGCAACCTACTGAGTGGTCCTATCAAGCTGTTTCTAATCTGATTTCACGTTACGGTTGTGTTGCTGGTTATCCCAACGGCACTTTCCAACCTGGACAACCTGCAACTCGTGCTGAGCTTGCTGCTCTGACGAATGCTTGCCTTGATCGTATTAGTGAGTATCAAACTGCTGCTGATGCTGCTCTTGCTGCTGCTCTTCGTGCTCAGTTTGCCAAAGAGATTGGTGCTACCAATACTCGTGTAAGTGCTCTGGAAGTTGCTGCTGCTCAAAAAGCACAAGGCGTTGGTAACTATCTGGGTGCTGGGGTTCTTCTGAATCAGCAAGGTGTTGCTGGTAATGGTTTCAGTGCTCAGCAAACAATTTCTGGTGCAACCATTCAGGCTCGTTATGCAGTCAAAAACTTCACTAACCTGAATGCAGTTTCGGTTCGTCCTTATGCAAATCTTGTCGGCACTCCTGCTGGACAGGTTGGTGCTGGTGGTGGTGCTCTGGTTTCTTATGATTGGAGTATTTCCCGTGCTAAGAGTGGTGTAAGCCGTGCTAACGTCTACACTGGTGTTGGTTATCAAATTCCTTTTGTGAATAACACTGCTGCCAACTTCCAATCTGCTGTTGGCAATCGTGGACAAGTTGTGTTTGCTCTGGGTGTTGAGGGTCGTTTGACCAATTCTCTGGTTGGTTTTGCTGATCTGAAGTTCCCCACTACAAATGCTTCAAGCAATGGTAGTTACTCACCTGTCTTCACTACTGGACTTGGATTCAAGTTCTGATAACATACTCACATTATGAGTGCAATCACCCCAGAAAGGGGTGATTTTTTTTGAGATAAAGACATTGAGGGCTTGACACCTCTTTATTTTTCCTATATAATTCTGTTATAAATCTTTACAAAAGACAATGACTGTTACAACTAATGAGCGTGGGCAACAAAATATGTTTGCCAAAGAACCTCAAATGTATATTTCTCAAACTGATGCAGAACGTTATGCTCTTCAAACTCATGCAGAACGTGCTGAACTTTTGAATGGACGCACTGCAATGCTTGGATTTGTTGCAGCACTTATTTCTTATGCATTTACTGGACACCTTTTCTTTGGTGTAATCTGATGTCTGAAGTAATCTTTACTGTTACCAGTGTTGCTTTTTTTGTGCTTCTTGCACATTCTGTAAACAAACTTTCTGAAACTTACTAAGGAGAAAACAAATGAACGAACGCGCAGAACGTATTAATGGTTGGTTTGCTATGATTGGAATTATGGCAGCAATGGGTGCCTATGCCCTGACAGGACAAATCATTCCTGGTGTATGGTGATTTTAATTTAATAGATTGTTAAAGGAGGGATAAAACCCTCCTTTTTTTATAAATATAATGCAAAGATGTTTCAAATATATGTTAGTAGATTTACACAATTTCTTTAAGCATTATGATGAAAAAAATCCAAAGCACGTTGCTGCTGTGGAAAAATTTGAAAAGGATTTGCTTCTAAAAGCACAAGACTTAATTCAAGACGAAGCAGAATGGGTTAAGGTTTTTAGAGCAAAACCAGAAGCACCCAAATCAAATATTCTTGATGTTCCTTTCTTTCCTCAGACAGATAATTACAGAGATGCTAGCCGCACTTGTAATTCATCTTCTTGTGCTATGTGTTTTAGAATACTTTAAACCAGGCACACTTAAAGGAGCAAAGGGAGATGATGCCTATGTTCAAAAAGTTTTCTCAATTGGTGATACAACAGATCACGTTGTTCAAACCCGTGCTCTGGCGTCTTATGGTATTCAGTCACACTTTAGTTACGGGTTATCTTTTGCTGACCTTGATCGTGAGCTTGCTGCTGGGAAGCCAGTGGTTATTGGTATTCTCCACCGTGGTCCTTTATCTGCTCCTACTGGTGGGCACATGGTTGTAGTCATCGCCAAGACATCTTCTGGTGATTATGTTGTTAATGACCCCTATGGTAGCCTTAATGATGGTTATACTGGTGCTGTAACAAATGGAAAAGGTGCCGTATATAAACGTGGAGATCTTGCTCGTAGATGGTGTCCAAATGGAAATGATGGATGGGGAAGAATCTTTGATGTAAAAAACTCATGAATGGACTTCTTGCTGGTTCAAAATTAATTAAAGAATTTGAAGGTTGTCATTTGAGTGCATATCCAGATCCTCTTTCTGGTGGATTGCCGATTACAATAGGATGGGGAAGCACAAGAGATTTAGACGGCAAACCATTTTCAAGAGGAAGAACAATCACTCAAAAATACGCAGATGAACTTTTAGAGTTTAATTTGAAAAATAAATTTCTTCCGACATTATCAAAGATTCCTTATTGGAGTGAGATGAATGAAAATCAAAAAGGAGCATTGCTCTCTTTTGCTTATAATCTTGGTGCTGATTTTTTTAACTCTCCTGGATTCAATACGATCACCAGAAGATTAAAAGAAAAAGATTGGAAAGGAGTTCCTGCAACACTGGAACTTTATCGTAATCCAGGAAGTAAAGTCGAAGCAGGACTTTTACGAAGAAGAAAGGCAGAAGGAAAACTTTGGATCTCTTAGTCTTCTACTTTTGTTCTGAGTGCGATTACCGTAGTTAAGATTGATAATAAAGTTTCATATCCTCTTCTCTCAGATTCTTTGCAATCTAAGGGAGGAGGATTTTTTAGTCCTCCTAATGCATTTGCACTTATAATTGAACCAGGAATCATAAAGTTGCAGGTAATAAAGTTAAAACCAACAAAACCAACTAGAGGCAAAGCAAACGATAAAAATAAGTTTAGTAAGATTAAGTTTCATCTTCCTTCCTGCTGATGTATCCAGGTTTTTAAATCTCTTACATATTTTCTTAATACTTCTGCTTGTGATAAGTGCCACTCATCTTTTGTTTGAATGTGTAACTTGATGTGCTCATCGATGGCATCAAGACACTTCTTCAATCACAGGATTCCAAGGTTCCCGAATTGGAGTGTTCCATTCCCGTGGCATCGTGGGAAAGCAATTTTAAGTATTTATTGTGATTGAGACGTTTTGCCTATTGACAGGATTTCCTGACAATGCTATGATAAATAAATCTTAAGAAATGTAACGTTTCTTAATCCTCTACCTAACCGAGACCTATGGGGAGGTTAAACACAGTCTCTCATATCCACAGTGGAGGGTGCTGTGGAGTATAATGTATTACCAGTTCCCTGCTGGATTTACTTACCCTTTAACGAAAAATGACTGCTACAATTGCTTCACGCCGTTCTGGCGCTTCATCCACTTGGGAATCATTCTGCCAGTGGGTGACTTCAACGAACAACCGCCTTTATGTTGGTTGGTTCGGAACTCTGATGATTCCTACACTGCTCGCTGCAACTGTATGTTTCATCGTTGCCTTCATTGCCGCACCTACCGGTCGACATTGACGGTATTCGTGAACCCGTTGCTGGTTCACTCATGTACGGAAACAACATCATCTCTGGTGCTGTAGTTCCTTCATCTAACGCTATCGGACTTCACTTCTATCCCATCTGGGAAGCAAACTCACTTGATGAATGGCTGTACAACGGTGGTCCTTTCCAACTGGTTGTGTTCCACTTCCTCATCGGCATCTATGCTTATATGGGTCGTGAGTGGGAACTTGTCCTATCGCCTGGGTATGCGTCCTTGGATTATGTGTTGCATATTCCGCACCCGTTGCTGCTGCATCTGCTGTATTCCTGGTCTATCCTTTCGGTCAAGGTTCTTTCTCTGATGCGATGCCTTTGGGTATCTCTGGTACTTTCAACTACATAAACTAAACCAATGTGTAGTATAAATCGGGTGAACTGCTGGAAACCTAAATCGTATTGACTAACTTTTAACTTTATGCTATTATAAATATTAATAGATATATAAAGTTAAATGTCTAAAAGACTTACTATTGATGATTTAAAAAGTATTGCTGAAAATAGAAACCACAAAGTAGTTTGTATGGACGGTTATACTGATATTAAAAGTAAAGTCTGGTTCTTTTGTAATACTTGTAGTGAATATTTCTATACAAGTGTTGCTTCTTATAAAAACGCAAAGAAAACTGGTTGTCCTCATTGTAGGAAAATCACTATCTCCAAAACTCAAAAAGGAAAGGATGTTAGTGATGAAACCAGAAAACTTCTATCTCTAAAAGCACAAGGTCGTAAAGGTTCTCTTAAAGGTAAGTTTGGTAAAAACCATCCTGCTTATAAAGGAACACCAAATAGAGATTTTAATAACCCCTCAACAGATTATTATATTTGGAGAGAGGCAGTAAAACAGAGGTTTAATAGAACTTGTGTTGTTACTGGTAAAAAATCTAACCTTGTTACTCATCATTTAGATGGTTGGAATGCATATCCTCAAAGAAGATATGATATTACAAACGGCGTTCTTATTCACAAAGAAGTTCATAAACTATTCCACGACCTTTATGGATATGGAAACAACACAGAAGAACAGTTTAATCTCTTTATTAAAGAACAATACGACAAGGCAATCAGCATCCAAGCCGCAGACGCTTCTGTGGAAGGTTCAGAGACTACTGGGTGAACCAAGCGTGGTTCGTAATACCAGATTAGCGCCCGACACTAATAGAAAATCTGTTGGTGATGATATAGTCCAATCCTTATGGAAACATAAGTTCTCCGTTCTGCTTAATAGGTTGGTTTTCCAAGCAGAGCACAACATCCTGATGCACCCCTTTCATATGTTAGGCGTCGCAGGTGTGTTCGGTGGAAGTCTATTTTCCGCTATGCATAGGGAACTGTGCCCTTGCTGAGTAATCAGTAAGTGAAAATCGGGTGAATTGCTGGAACCCTAAGTCACTAAAATGTTACTTGACTTGTATAAATAACTCTGGTAACATAAACAGTATGACTAACCAGTACTTATCTTTTATTGGGGAATGTAAAAACAAAACATATCCTCCCAACACATATCTTGAAGAACACCACATTGTTCCAAAACACGATGGTGGTTCTGATAATCAAGAAAATCTTATTTCATTATCTTTTGAAGATCACATACTCGCACATAAAATAAGGTACGATGTATTCGGTCAAGTTTATGACTTAGCAGCATATAACTTGATGAGTGGTTTTGATGATGAAGGTTGGAAACTTCTTAGAGTTGAAGGTGCTTATAAAACACACGAAGCACTAAGATTATCTAAGAAAAACTTTTGGAGTTCTGATTATCAAAAAGAAATGTCTGCTCGTTCTGTAAAGTCTGAGTATGCTATGAAAATGAGAAGTGTTGGTGGTAAAGTAGGAGGTAAAAATAGGAACAAAAATGTTGCTATTACTTCTACTGATAAGTATATTTTCTCTTATAATAAAGTTGAAACAGTTTGTATAATCAACTGTGAAACTGGTGGAGAAGTTTTAGAAGAACTACAAAAAATAGTTCCTAATCAAAACTTTAAGAGGGTAACACCTCTACTAAAAGGTCAAAGAGAAAATGCTTATGGTTGGTCTTGTATAAAGTTTAGTGATATGGTAATCAGCAGCCAAGTCCTAGATACATCTAGGAAAGGTTCAGAGACTACCTGAGGGGTATAGTCCCCTTAATAACAGGTTTAAGTGCCCGACAACCTAATACAAATAGGTTGATGATATAGTCCACTCCTTATGAAAATAAGGAATAGAGGTGGGTTCCCTCGTAACCTCCTCACTCGTTCGTGAGACTACTGAAAATGAATCACAAAACTACGGATATAAGTTTGGACAAGAAGAAGAAACCTACAATATTGTTGCCGCACACGGGTACTTTGGTCGTCTCATCTTCCAATATGCTTCGTTTAACAATTCTCGTAGCCTGCATTTCTTCCTTGCTGCTTGGCCTGTCGTGGGTATTTGGTTTACCGCTCTTGGTGTTTCTACTATGGCGTTCAATCTCAACGGGTTCAACTTCAACCAGTCGCTGATTGATAGTCAGAACCGTGTTATCCCTACCTGGGCAGACATTCTTAACCGTGCTGGTCTGGGTATGGAAGTGATGCACGAAAGAAACGCACATAATTTTCCTTTGGACCTTGCATCAGTTGAAGCAACCCCAGTTGCCTTGACTGCACCAACCATCGGGTGATATAAAACCTAAAAAATAAATAAAGGAGTTCCACAAGAACTCCTTTTTATGCTCCTCATCCTCCTCTTCTTCCAACTCTTCGGACTTTTTCTTTTCATAATGTCCGTCACACAAGACTTATGATATCATCAGAAACACCTCATAAGTTAGCAGAAATTATCAGAGATACTTGGACAACTTTACAGAAAACCACAGATACCTTATAATAAAGAGAAAAAGATGAACGAATATTGGATCGTAACGGAAAATAAAACTGGTCGTACTATTTGCCATTGTGCAGATATTAATGATGCGATGATGATGGTTGGATTTGATCCTCATCATCGTTCATACAGTCTTCATCGTTTTATTATGGATCAGGTGATTACAGTCACTTCTACAACTGATAAACAACTCCCAGGACAAATTGGTCTCCCTGCTTCAAAAGAAAAACTATCTCCAACAGAATTGCAACAACAAGTTTGGTTGCCAGAAGGTCAAGGAGCCAGTAATTTTATAAATAACTTTCGATTTATTAAAAAATATGAAGTTTACAGTTTATTCAAAAGACGGTTGCCCATACTGCACAAAAGTTCAACAGGTATTAGAGTTAGCAGAACTGCAACACATAGTTTATAAATTGAATAGAGATTTTACCCGTGAAGAGTTTTATGCAGAATTTGGAGAAGGATCTACCTTTCCTCAAGTAATTGCAAATGATCAACATATTGGAGGTTGTACCGATACAGTCAAATATTTGCAAGAAAACAATATTGTATGATTATAAATAATCAAGAACTCCAAATTAATCGGGGTGTTGAGTTATTATTACGCAATCGGAGGAAAAGAGAATCAAAACCAAAAACTTTTCAAGTGAAGTTTGGTAAAATGATTTCTCTCCTTCACAGAGAGTTTCATTTTTTTATTGAATTTCACTTCGACATTAGAAAAAAATAAACCCTCTGGAGAAAAAAATGTTAGCAGTAACTCTAACTATAGGAACATTAGTTTCAATTATGTTCTTCTTTGTAGGAGGTGTGGTAGGATGGTTAGCCAAAGAACATTTCTATCAAACACAACCTATTTTTACGCACCCAGAGATGTTTGACTCAAATGGGAATGTAATACCCGACGAAATTTTAGCTGTGAGATTTGAAAATGACTATGACTACGACGAAAACGACGAAGACGAAGATTGAGACCCCAATCGAAACTCTTCCCTCCAATCCATTTATTTTTGAAGTTTTAGAACTTGTTTCAAAACAAAGAAGTAATACAAAAAAAGTTGAAGTTCTAAAAACTTATGAACACGATTCTTTAAAAACAATCTTAATTTGGAACTTTGACGATACTGTAATTTCTCTTCTTCCTGATGGAGAAGTTCCTTATGCAAATGCAGATGAACAATCTGTTTATTCTGGAACTCTATCAGAGAACTTAGCAAAAGAAGCTGCTGGTGGAGAATCTGCAACGGGTCAAGATTTGGATGGAAGAGGACGCACATCTCTTCGCAGAGAATATCAAAATCTTTATCATTATGTAAAAGGTGGTAATAATGGTCTTTCTACAATTCGCAGAGAGATGATGTTTATTAATCTTCTTCAAGGACTTCATCCAAGAGAAGCAGAAGTATTAATTCTTACAAAAGATAAAAGATTATCAAATAAATATAAGATAAGTATTGATAATGTAAAAGAAGCTTATCCTGACATTCAATGGGGAGGACGTTCTTGATGAGTAGAACTCGTAATGTGGAAAGTATATCTGTAGAAAGAACTATGGGAAAAGAAGTAGATGAAACAAATATAGTTCCTTCTCAATATGGATGTGAAATCTTGCTTGAAAAGACATCAATTGAAAAAGCAAAGGATACTTCTTTTCCTAATGATGCGCGTTTAATCTGGTATATTGTAGATGGAAAACAATATATTGATTTAACCAGAGGAACTAACGTTCGTGTTTTTGATATGTATTATGATAAGTATGGTCCTGGTGCAGTTCAAAAAATTGATTTTGGATATGGAAGAATTAATCCCAAACTTTGGGGATATAAACAACCAGAGAAAAAGAAAAGACGATGAGTGAAGGATTTAGTAAAGAAAATATTGATATTGCAATCAATAAAGATGAGATAAATAATATATTAAAAAAATACAAAAAAATTAAAAAGTATCAAAAATCTTCCATTTTTAAAATCAAAACTATGGATGGAACTGAGACTTATGTGAGCAAATTAATTCAGGAAGGGCAGGAGAACCTATGATAAATGGGCAAGCATTATCTACTTAACTTATATGGATGTTCATTCGTTCTTTTAAATGACGAACGATGTCTTGTAGATTTATTAGAAAATGCAGCAGTTGCATCGGGCGCAACTGTAGTTCAAACAATTTGGAAGAAGTTTGAACCACAAGGAGTTACTGTAATGTGTCTATTGTCGGAAAGTCATATTAGCATTCATACTTGGCCTGAAGAAGGGAAAGCAGCCGTAGATGTTTATACTTGCGGAGACTGTAATCCAAAGATTGGATGTGATATAATTATTCAACAACTTTATGCATCCAGCCATACATTAAGTTATATCGAGCGTTGATATAATTGTATCAGGAAATACACACAAACTTGACTATATAGAATGACTAGGGGTATAATAATCCCCTAACGTTCATCCTATGACTAAAGCACTTTTGCTTTTGGCATGGGTTCCACTTCTTTCTTTTTCTACGCCGCAACTTACCAAACTTAATAATCAAGTGACGATAAGTTGTGATGTAGCTTGGGAACTAATGGACATCGTTAAAAACGACGATGTAGTAGATCAAAGAAGAGAAGACCGATTGCTATTAGAACTCCGAAAGGATGTTATAAAACTTAAGTGCTAAAACTGAATAGGACGGAAGTAAGCCGACTCGGAACGGATCGTTCATTCGCTATTTGCAAATAGCGAACGCAAAAGTTGACTGAAGGAACGCCACCTCACCCTAAACAAGTAAAGGAGCAAACCGAATGACAACAGCAACGTATCGTGGTGTTAAATATAACGTCGAAGATCGTAAAATCAACGTTCTTCAACTTATCAAAGATCAAATTGAAAAAGAACAACGTCGTAAAGCGGCACAACTAGCATCACTTAGATGATACTTAGAGAGGGACTTGACTCCCTCTCTTTTTTGTCTATAATTACCTTTGTTGAGGTTGATAAAAATGGATAAAGAAAAACTTAAGCTTATTGTAAAAAATCTTGAATCTTTAGTGAACTGTTTAAAATCAGAAGTTTATTCTGATACTTCCTCATATAAGTATGAAGAAATTGCTCCATATATAAATGATTACGACGAAGTATTTTATGAAGATGATGACTGATATTACAACTGGTATTTATTTGTATAAATAATTATATAGTTTAAATAAATACCAATATGTCTAATTGGAAAATTATAAAAGAACTTGGAGTACGAACTTATTGTGGAAGAAATAGACCATACGTTATTGCAATCTGTCCTCATTGTAAAGAAGAAAAAGAAATAATGTATTATCATACAAGAAATAAATCTTGTGGATGTCTTAAAAAAGAAAGTGCTATAAAGAGGGGACAAAATCAAAGAACGGAAAATGGTCACATTAAATCTTTAATTACAAGATATAAAAAATCAGCAAAAGTAAGAAATATAGAATGGAACTTGAACTTTGATGATTTTTCTGTTATAGTAAAATCAAATTGCTTTTATTGTGGTAAAGAACCTAACTTAAGAAAGGGTAAAACTCAATACGGAAAAGTAATTCCTACAAATGGGATTGATAGAAAAATAAATTCTATTGGTTATATAAAAGAAAATTGTGTTCTATTGTATTGACTTGCAATTAAATGAATTTATGATACGACCTAGAAGCTTTAAAACTCATATAGTGTTAAAATCCATGAAAATGCTGGAAGAATTTGAATCTATGAAACCTGAAGTCAAGTTTATATCTGCTACACCTGATGCAGTAAAGCATATGTATCGCAAGAGTTTCAAATCCAACAGAATGAAAACTCTACTCTTTGCAGGACTACTTAAGTATTGTATTCAGCATCAACATTGGAGTCAATCTTTGAACAGATCTTCACTGACTGTTGAAATTAATACTACAAGAGGCATTGCAGCACAAATTTTGAGGCATCGTAGTTTTACCTTTCAAGAGTTTTCTCAACGATATGCTGATACTGGGCTTTTAAGTAAATCAATTCCTCTCCCCGAACTTCGTCGGCAAGATACTAAAAATCGTCAAAATAGTATTGATGATATCCCTGATTATTTAAAACTGGTTTTGCTTGAAGATATTCGTGTGCTTTTTGAACACTCTCAGAGCATCTACAATCGTCTTCTAGATAAGGGTGTGGCAAAAGAGTGTGCAAGGTTTGTACTGCCCTTAGCAACTCCCACAAGACTGTATATGACGGGTTCTGTGCGTTCTTGGATTCATTATATTGATTTGCGTTCAGCACACGGAACTCAAAAAGAACATATGGAGATTGCAGAAGCAATTCGTTGTATCTTTACCTGCCAGTTTCCTGCTGTATCTGAAGCACTTGGATGGACTAGAGAAACTGTCCAGAGTGTATGGATGCCCCATCTATCACTCTCGAATAAATATTTCCGTTATAATTGATATTACATGGCAACATACCCTGTTTACAATAAAGTTACTGGTGAACAAAAAGAAGTGACAATGAGTGTTCACGATTGGGAACAATGGAAAAAAGACAATACTGATTGGGATAGAGACTGGAGTGATCCTTCAACTTGTCCTTCTGCTGCTGAGGTTGGAGAAGTTTACTGATAGACTTAAAAAATCTCATCCTGGATGGAACGAAATTTTACACAAAGCATCAAAGGCTCCTGGATCCAAAGTAAAACCCGTTTAGAAAGAAATGCCAAGAAAAAGAAATCAACCAGCATCTCCAGTTCCTTTCGGTATGAGCAATAAGCAAATGAAACGCAAAAAACCAATTAATTTAGATTTGATGAGAGACATTGAACCTCTCACTGATAATCAAGAAGAATTTTTTAGATCTTACCGATTGGATAAAAACATTGTTGCTTATGGATGTGCAGGAACTGGTAAGACCTTTATTGCTCTTTATAATGCTCTTCAGGACGTTTTAGATGAAAAGTCCCCCTATGAAAAGATTTACATTGTTCGTTCATTAGTTGCTACAAGAGAGATTGGTTTCCTTCCTGGAGATCACGAAGATAAATCTTCACTTTACCAAATTCCATATAAGAATATGGTAAAGTATATGTTTGAGATGCCAGACGATTCCAGTTTTGAGATGCTGTATGGTAATCTTAAAACTCAAGGTACGATTAGTTTTTGGAGCACATCATTCATTCGTGGAACAACTTTAGATAATTCAATTATCATCGTAGATGAATTTCAAAACTTGAATTTTCATGAACTTGATAGTATCATTACTCGTGTAGGAGAAAATAGTAAAATTATATTCTGTGGAGATGCAACACAATCTGATTTGATCAGAACAAATGAGAAGAATGGCATCGTTGATTTTATGAGAGTTCTTCGTATCATGCCTTCAATTGATATTATTGAGTTTGGTGTTGATGATATTGTAAGAAGTGGTTTAGTTAAAGAGTATATTCTTGCAAAAATGGAAGTGGGTGTATGAGTTTTATTCATCATAATTTTTTAGGTGAGCTTGAATTAGAAAAGAAAGAGCAGAACGGCATCCGTCTCTATAATCTTCCCAATGGAGATTGGGTGCCTTCTATTACATCAGTTACCTCCTTTTATAATCGTCAAATCTTTGCGGATTGGAGAAAACGTAAAGGACTTGAAGAAGCAAATCGTATCACTAAAAGAGCAACAGCACGAGGAACTGATTTCCACCAAGTTTGTCAGGACTATCTTGAAAATAAAGAACTGAACTGGGATGATTATCAACCCCTAACAAAGTTTATGTTTTATCACCTCAAACCAGAACTTGATAAAATAAATAATATTCATGCAATTGAAAGAACTTTATATTCACAGTACTACGGACTTGCGGCCGAGTTGATTGTATTGCAGAATACGAAGGAGAACTTGCTGTTATTGACTTCAAAACTTCAGATAAAATCAAACCAGAAGAGTGGATTGAAAACTATTTCGTTCAAGAAATGTTTTATGCTGCTGCTTATTATGAGCTCACTGAAAAACCTATTAAAAAATTAATTACATTGATGGTCACTCCTGGCGGAGAAGTTAAAGTATTTGACAAAAGAAACAAAGGGGATTATATTAAGTTATTAGTCCGATATATCAAAGAATTTGTACATCACAATACTGGGTCAGATGGAAAATGAATTAGAGAAAGCATTAGAAGATAAGTTCTTTTGTCCATCAAAGTTTGCACAAGAAATTGAATCTCTTGTTCATACAAATGAGGATATGAACTATATTGATGCCATTATTCATTTCTGCGAAAAGAATAGCATTGATGTTGAGTCTGTTCCTAAGTTGATTTCCAAACCATTGAAAGAAAAAATTAAGTATGAAGCAATGGAACTTAATTTCCTTAAAAAAACTTCCCGTGCTAAATTAGTATTTTGAATGATGCCTTTTGATGCATATCGTGAATATCTTGCTCTAAAGAATCACTTTACAAAAGATAGTTATGACTACTTTAAGTATTGTGGTAAAAGTCGTGCAACGGTTCAATCTTTTTACAAACGTCGTGACAGATTTTGGTTTGAAAAAATTGCAAGGCAAAAAACAGATCAAGAAGTTGTAGATTTTTTTGTATCTAACTTTATTACCTGCACAGATCCAAGTAAACTTTGGATTGGAGAAATGATACGAGAAGGTGATCAAAGATACGAAGAATGGAAGAAAAAAAATCAATCACTTTCTTATATTTTTAAACAAGAAACTCAAAGTTTATTTGAGGGTAAAAAAGTTGATGAAGTTTTTAAATGCTCTAAAGGACATCCTCTAATACTTAAAAACTTTTTGAGTGGAAATATAAGTCTAGAAACCCTAGTGATTTATGATAAAATATTTTTGTTTGGAAAGAATTTTGATAAGAAACTTCAAGATCCTGTGTGGGAATCTGTAAGTATGAAAATGAAAAAGTATTCTCCTTTCATACATATAGATGTACAACGTTATAAAAGTATTTTAAAAGAAATTATTTTGGGGGATCGATGAGTTTTTTTAAATCTGAAGTCGTCCGTGCTGAGATGGCAGAAATTAGTGAATTGCAAGAGGACGTTTATCAAAATGTCTTTAAGTTCTCCACGATGTCAAAAGAAGAACAACTTAATCATGTAAAAACTCTTGAAAAACTTCTTGAAAAACAAAAAGTTCTTTACACCAGATTAAGTTTATCTGATGATCCTGAAGCAGTTGCAATGAAAGAAAAAATTTCTGAATCTGCACTCAATGATGGGACTTCCCCAAAATGTGGATATGAATGTTATTTTTAATAATATGTCAAGAATGTTGGATATTATGAAAGAACAAATTGACAAGACAGGTTCCGACCTGTAGAATAACGAAGTACACAAAAGCCAAATCCGTACAAATACGAGGTAATCTAATGTCTTTTAAAGATCTTAAGAAACAGTCTTCTCTTGGTTCCCTGACTCAAAAACTGGTGAAGGAAGTAGAGAAGATGAGTACAACTTCTGGGGGTGCTGATGAGCGTCTCTGGAAACCTGAAATGGACAAAACTGGTAATGGTTTTGCAGTCATTCGTTTTCTTCCTGCTCCTGAAGGTGAAGAACTTCCCTGGGCAAAAATGTATTCTCACGCATTCCAAGGTCCTGGTGGATGGTATATTGAGAACAGTCTGACTACAATTGGTCAGAAAGATCCTCTTGGAGAATATAATCGTGAACTATGGAACAGTGGAACTGAAACGAATAAGGAAACTGTTCGTAAGCAGAAGCGTAAACTGTCCTACTATAGTAACATCTATGTTGTGAAGGATCCCACTAATCCTCAAAACGAAGGTAAAGTCTTTCTGTTTAAGTATGGAAAGAAAATCTTTGATAAGATTATGGAAGCGATGCAACCTGAATTTGAGGATGAAACTCCTATCAATCCTTTTGATTTCTGGCAAGGTGCAAACTTCAAACTGAAGATTGTGAAGAAGGATGGTTATTGGAACTATGATAAGTCTGAGTTTGGTTCTGTAGAACCTCTGCTGGACGATGATGATGCCCTGGAAGCAATCTGGAAGAAAGAGTATTCTCTTGCTGCTGTGACTGCTCCTGATCAATTCAAGTCCTATGATGAACTTGAAAAGCGTCTGAAGTATGTTCTTGGGCAAAAAGGTTCTTCTCGTTCTTCTGTTGAAGAAGAAACTGAGTATGATGATTACTCTGAGAACAATGTTGAGAGTACTGTTGTAAAAGAACTTGAAGAGTCTTACGCTCGTTCTAAGTCCCCTTCACTTCCAGTTGTTACAAAAGAAGTTGATGACGATGAGGATGATGCTCTTGCATACTTCTCTCGTCTCGCAGAAGAGTGATTAAGAATATAGTTTAATATTATCTGCTCTTTTCAGGTCCTCACTAACATACTGTGAGGACCCTTTTTATATGGCATAATATCTTCCATATCATTGAGAACAATATTTAAGTATTGTGATTTAAGGAGAAAGATATTTCTCTTATCATTCTCTAATTTTTCTTCATACTCATAGTTGGTAACGGGAGACTGCAATATTTCCTGTATCAATTTGCTGATCTATAAAGTAATCATAAAAACTTACAGAATAACTTGAAGGAACTTGCAATTCAGATGGAACAATTACAACACCTTGACTGTTTTTGACTTCTACTGTTTCGTAATGATGAATGCCACCATACAAGGTATCATAGTTTCCATACTTTGATAGCATTAGATCATCAAATTGTTGTTGGGGTAATGGCCATTCTGTTTGAATATTAACAATATTATTACAAAGAAGAACTAACCAATCAAGTGTAGAATCGTTATAAACTTCATAAGCAACATTATCTGGACGATCATTACCTTTGATTTGATATTTGGTGAAGAATGCTAAGTCTTGAAAAATATCCTCTCTAAGTTTTCCTTTTTAAATAAGTTTTTAAGTGGAGCATAGTCTCCAATCTTAGAGTTTGGAAGTCTGCTAACGTATTCGAAGTTTGGAACTTGGCGGAAGTAACTTGGCATTTTAGTATCCTATAAAATTGTCTTTATCTGTATCAAGTTCACTATAATCATCGTCATAAATTGGTTCAAGTTCTTGGAATGTTAAATCAAGTTGATAGGAGACCATTGCCCCATCTTTGAAAGACATATAGGTCCCTTCTGGAGTGTAATTTACATTACAATTTGTCAAGGCACACTCTTTAAATTTATTTAAGTATGGATGACTTTTATCTCTTAAAAATATAAGAAATTGCAAAAGTATGAGGTGTCTGTAATAAAAATGAAGAAGCAGATCTTTTTACTGACATTGATTGCTTAAATGCTCTGATAATTTTTTTAACTACTTTTGCCTCTTCGCCTGAACGTGGTGATAATCTAAAACTAAAAGAAAATTGACGAAGATCTGGAGAATTGAAAAGTAATTCTAAGTTTGGATTGATTATGGCACCAAATTGTCTTTGCATTAATCCTTCTGCACCAATAGCACCTTCTGCCAATTTTCCAATTATTGCAGTTCTAACTCCACTAGTCTCTTTTGCCAGCTGCTGTTGTTTGACGTTTAAATTCGGCACCAATATCTCCTCCGGTTATTCCTGTCAGTAAATAATTTCCCCAATGCTTGATCTAAATCAGATAATTTTAAATCTGACCAACTTACTCGATTCTATCAGATATTCCTCCAGGAATTGGTAATACTATAGTTCCTATTCTTTGTCTATCTTTAATACCTGGTTTTTTATCTTCTATAATTACTCTACGCAGATCTCTATTTCCCTGTCCAAATCCTTTGAGACCTGATTGTTGATACTTTATAATTGAAAATTTAATACAATCTTGGTATTCACGATTTGTAACTCCAATCTGGATATGACAATCGTGAGTGTTCTAATCCGTAATTGTCTCTTGACTTTATTGTCTTTAAATCCTTATTGATAAAATTAAGTTGTGTTTCATCTAATGCACCTTGGAAGTCGTTTCCAGTTCCTGTTGCATGCTACTTTTCCAAGTTGCTAATTGGTTAATTGTTTGTCTGGTAGTATCCTGCTTAATTTTGCGTCTATATTTGCTGCGATTTTGTGTTGTTGATTTAATATTACCATCGGATTTATAGTGAAGCAAGCTTGATCTGAATTGTATTATTGACTTTTGCTTTGAATCTATTCTGAATTCAAGTTTTCCACCATCAGTTGATGTTGCCAATGCTCTTGGTGTTGATACAGTTCCTCCAGATACTGTGTCTTGTACAAGTTAATTTGATGATTCAAGTTCCATTTCTACTATTGCATTTAGTATCTATTAATGTTGTTACTTTTAGTATTAAGTGTCTTTGTCAATGTAGTAATTTACTTATATTTGCATCCATCATGATTGTCCATTATTGACTGCGCATCAAACTCTCTCCTCATTTACAAGAAGATTACTCATCTCAATTTTTTGTAGAGTGTGAGACATTGATAAGGAGTTTTTATTTATTTAGACGAAATTTTCCATACTGTAAAGCAATCAATTCATCAAGTTCTTCGTACTTAACAACGTGAAGTTGTCCTGCTACTTCTTCCCAGGTGTAATTTCTATACTTTCTCCAGTGAAAATTAATACCTCTAAATCCCCATCTTTGAATTTCGGTACAGGCAATTAATGGATGTTGATCATATTCTATTCCTGGTGTTTTTGCATTATAGACAAATGTATAATACTTTCCAACTTCAGGTGTCCAAGTTTTTTCTATAAAGATCTCCATAATCAATATCATAATTTCTTCGGGATCTTTAATATTACCTTTACTAATTTGTCGTTTAAGTTCTCTAACTTTTGCTGTTGATCCGGTTTGAATATATTGACCAAAACCTTCTGCCATTATTTGATACCTAATTCTTTTTCTGTGATCACAATAAACTCAAGCATTCTATCTGCACACCATTCCTTTGCTGCTTTCCACTTTGATTGATTCACTGCATAAGTATTCACTTCATTAATATATGTTTTAGTTTTCCTTTTTCCCTGAACAGGTGGAACTGTTTGTCTCTTTCTGGTTTTATTTCTATTACATACTTTTGAACTTTATTGTTACTTTCAAGAACTTCAATAATAAAGTCTGGAAAATATCTACATATTTTTTGTTTTACTGGATTAAAATAAGGGATGCAAAATTCTTCGGATCCATATCTTAATATATTTGGAGGATCTATCACACCATTGCATAAACTTTAGTTCCCAACTACTTCTGTACACTATGTTTTGTGGGTTTCCAATATATTTTCTGAATTTCTTGGGTAAAAAATCCTTGATGATATTTTGAATCACGTGGCATTTTTCCAACCTTTATGTGATTTATTTCTTCCAGATACAACGTGCTGTAAGCATCCAATACTTAAATCATTATCCTTAGCAAATTTAGTCAGATTTTTTATTTTTATAATTTCACCTTGAGGGGAAATTAATTTATACTCTTTACTATTTTTTCTGATAATTTTTGTTTCGTTGTTCCAGGGAATATTTTCCCTTAGTGGGTTTTCGTTGTTTTTAAACCACTCTTTTTTCTTTTTCACTTTGTTTTAATTTTGATTCTTCAGAGTGAGTTTTTCCCCACATTGGGTTCAATTTACCAAATCTTGTACTACCATACATTCCGTTTTTTTCTTTATAATTAGCACGACTCACTCTGAAAAGTATTATCTTTACAAAGTTCTAATGTTATTTGTCTTAATTTTCTTTAGTTTCTTCTGAATGTTTTTTGCCATAAAAAGGATTTAATTCTCCTTCATATCCAGAAACACCCTCATATTCTTCATAGATAATTTCTGAAGGTATGCTTAATGTTGAAAGTATCGTTTAATTTTTTTGTATTAAATTTGATAATTTTTTTCATTATGAATTAATTATTCAATATTATTTATAATACTTTTTGCCATTATCCTGAATACATAACATATAACAGTCAAAAAGTATTTATAGATGCCTAGTAACGTCTCTAGCGCCAAAAAAACGATCAGTATCTGATATTAAAGCGGCACTTTTAAATCCATCTACAACTTCTCATTTTGAAGTATTTGTTAATCTTCCAAAAAAACTTACTACTGGTGGGTATCTAAACTGATAGTGGCATTAACTTAAATCCAGTAAATTATGATAGACTTAATTTAATGTGCTGTGAAGCAACTCTTCCTGGTTCTAACTTACTACGTTAGAAATTACGGGAGATTATACAGGTGTAACCGAAAGGCACGCATATAGAAGAGTTTATGATGATCGTATTGATTTAACTTTTTATGTTGACGCTGAAGTATCACTTGCCAATTAGAGTATTTGAAACTCGGATGGAAATACATTGCCCAAGAAGCAAGTGAAGCACCCCAACCAGACAAAGGAAATATAACTTCTAGAATATTCAAACTATTTTTATAGATTTCAGTATCCAGATGAATATATGGCAGAAGGTTTGTCTGTAACTAAATTTGAAAGAAGCACTTATGCAGATGTGGGGGAAGTAAGTGCAAGTACCTTAGTTTATGACTTTTATAAGAACATACCCCATTTCAATTACATCAATGCCTGTTTCTTATGAGTCTTCTTCTTTATTAAAATGCACTGTATCGATGACTTATATCAGATACCTTGTAAATAAAACTGCCGATGTCATGTCAGGTCCAACTGAAGGGACTACTACATCAACCCCCGTTGAACAATCATATTGGAACAGTACTCCCAGTTATTTCTTAAATCCTCAATTTGGAGTACAAGCCCTCAGAGGAACAACAAAAGAGACAAACGAATATTATAATAACTTTGGAAGAAGTGAACAAGATGCTACTAAATAGTGTCAACTTCTTCAATGGTAGAAATGTTGATAAGGGTGTATTAGGTGCATCTGGTTTTGCATAAAAAAGAGGATCCGAAGACCCACTTTTAGTTTGGAAACAAATCATTAGCATTTTCTGTTTTTACTGCTTGATCCAAAATTGCAACTGCCAGTATTGTGCAACTTGCAAAAGTAAAATATAATAATACAATAATTCCTAGAAATTTAAATATTTTTTTATCATCTTTCTGACACATACCAAGATACCGGCAATAGCAATTATATTACCAAGTAAAAACCAAGTTCCTTCTGCTGCTATATTTGTTCTATGACGCATTTCTGCATTTTGTGCTCCGTTTTGGACAGCATTTTCTAAATGAACCATATCCCTTGTGGTCTCATATGCAACATATGATGATCCAAGAATACCATAAAGAAAAACTAGACTAAAGAAAAATCGACGCATTGATTTTATTGCTTACTTTATTAGTATAGTCCAAAATTTTATTTGCATTGCTATAGAGGATACTTTTCCATCCGTCCATCCCCCATAAATAATCACACTGAACTTTTATAGGACATTATGCCTTTACCAAAGATTGCTACGCCAACTTATGAACTTGGAGTTGCCTTCAACTGGAAAAACAATTCAATACAGACCATTCCTTGTAAAAGAAGAAAAACTTTTAGTCATTGCTTTAGAAAGTGAAGATACCAAACAAATCACAACGGCAATCAAAACAGTTATCAAAAATTGTATTCTTACTAAAAGTATTAAAGTAGAAACACTTACCTACTTTTGATATTGAATTCTTGTTTTTGAATATTAGAGGCAAGTCTGTTGGGGAAGAACTGGAAGTCAATATCATTTGCCCTGATGATGGTGAAACTCAAGTTCCAGTGAAGATTAATCTTGATGATATTCAAGTTCAAAAGAACGAAGACCATACAAACAGTATTAAAGTTGATGCATAATATTATGATGGAAATGAAGTATCCATCATTGGATCAGTTTATTAAGAATAACTTTGACTTTAATGATAAGAATGCAATGGATCAATCATTTGAATTGATTGGTTCTTGTATTGATAAGATTTATTACAGAAGAAGAAGTTTGGTCTACTTCAGATGTAACCAAAAAAGAATTGATAGAGTTTTTAGAGTCAATGAATTCTTCTCAATTTAAAGATATTGAAAAGTTCTTTGAAACGATGCCTAAACTATCTCATACAATCAAAGTTAAGAATCCAAAGACTGAAGTTGAAAGTGAAGTTGTTCTTGAAGGGTTAGCATCTTTTTTCGCGTAGCACTGGTCCATATGGACCTTGAAAACTATTTCCGACTTAATTTTTCTTTGATGCAGTACCATAAATATTCATTTATAGGAGATTGAAAATATGATACCTTGGGAAAGAGATATCTATGTTGACTTTATTGCAACAACATCTTGAAGAAGAAGAGTCCAAACAAAGACAGCAGATGAGCAATGCCCACTTCTAATGACTTAAACGATTTAGAATCACAAGTCAAAAAGTCAAAGATTTCTGCTGCAAGTTTTAAAAGCAAGAGTTCTTTGGGATCTGGGCAAGAGATTTTAAATATTCATAAAACAATAGGAAATCTTGCGGGACACGTAAGAAAGACTGTAATAAGAGTTGGCGCATTAGAAAAAATAGTTAATAATCAATCTAAAAAGATTACAAGTCTTAAAAATATTTCAAAGACCCAAAGTGAAAGAATAAGTGGAACAAATATTGGTGCAAAATTACCAGGAGGTTCTGCTGATAATTTAAATAAAACTATAGTAAAAATAGCAGATGTAGTATCCTCTATTGCAGAGACTTTAAAGGCACAGAAGAAAACGTCTGGTGCTGCAAGTGAAAATGAAAGAAAGAGAGTAGAGAGAGAAAAAGAGGACTAGCAGAAAGTAAATTAGAAAAAGTATTTGGTGGTATTATTAATACTGCACAGAAAATAATAGCACCTGTTAAAAGTCTTTTAGATAGAATTCTTGAATTTATTGGGACAGTTATTCTTGGAAGAATTGTTTATAAACTTGTCGGGTGGTCTGGTGATCCAAAAAATCAAGATAAAGTAAAGTCTATTATTCGTTTTGTTAAGGATTGGTGGCCTGCTTTATTGGGTGCATATGTTATATTTGGAACATCTTTTGGTAGGTTTACCAGAGGAATAATTGGTGTTGTTGGAAGATTTATTTTCCAAATTGGTAGAGTTGCTATACCACAACTTTTAAAATCTCCAATAGGAGCAGGTGCCCTTTTATTTGGAGCAGGTGCTGCAATTCCTGCAATGTTCCCAGAGACAGTTGATGAACAAGAGAGAAAAACAAAGAGTGCCCCTGGAACAACGGAAGAAAAAATAAAAGTATTACAACAACAAAAGGCAAATCTCAACATCTTTCAAAAGATGCAAGGAGTTGGTTCAGAAATTGATGAACAAATTTCCTCTCTTAAAACAGGACAAACAAAATCATATGGTCTTGCTGGCGGTGGATCTCCTGGTTATATAAGTGGGCAGAAAGGAGTTGATAAAATCCCTGCAATGCTTTCTGATGGCGAATTTGTTATGTCTGCAGGCGCAGTTCAGAAATATGGTGTTGATACATTGCTGCAATGAATGCTGCTGGAGGTGGAAACAAACAGACCTAAGATTGTGAGTGGGACTACTTATGCTCAAGGTGGAGGACCTATGGGTAATATGCTCAACCCAGATCCCTCATATAAAGATACTGATAATAGAATTAACTTAATCAAAGAACTTGAAAGATATGCTAGATCTCAATCTTCTTCTGGCGGAAATGGTAATATTATTAAAGCTTTAAATGATGTAGCATTAACATTAAAAGGTCAAAGAACAAGTAACACTTTTAGTTCTGATAATCCTCTATCTAGTTTCAGGAACCCTTGGAAAAAATGCTTTATCCCAGGGGCAAAGATTACTTGGAAAAGCACAAGATCCGGGAAAATTATAGAGGAATTTTAAACAAAGGACAACAACTATTAAAAAGTGCTACATCTATGGGTTCTAGAGTATCTGGTAGTATTAAAGATAGAATTCTTAAAACAGTAGATTTCCACTAGCAGCTCTTGAAAAGTTTGGATCAGAGCGTGAAAATGCATTAATTAAATCTGGGCAATTAAAACCAGGTGAATCTTTAACGAAGACAACTCAAAAAAGACTTGCTGATCGTGATGCATATGTTAAAAGTCTTTATGACCCTAAAAAAGATAGGGGTCCTTTAGGTCTTTTAAAAAAACACATCAAGATATACAAAATAAAGGATTGATAACAGACCCGTTTGCTGCTCTTGGATTAAAAGAAGCGGGAACTGAAAAATTTGTAGAAAAAATAAGTGGAGGAAGAATTAAAAATCTTGGAGCAAAAATAACAGGTCTTCAGTATGCTGCAAAGGGATTATTGGGTCCATTAGGATCGGCATTTAGAATTGATGATAGAGGTTCTTTAGGGAGATATGTAAGACCTGCAATGCTTGAGGCACAAAAAAGAGGTCAAGGTGGAGTTGGTGCTGTTGGATTGGGGCAAAAAGATTATAATAGATTGATGGGAGATAAACTTGCTAATCTTGCATTGGGACAATTTAGTTTTAATGTTGATAAAAGTGGTAAAGCAAAAACTGATGATGTTTATGATTCTAATAAATCTTCTTCAGATTATTTTAAAAAGGCGCGATCTGCACTAAAAAGTGGAAACGTGGGTGGAGCATTATTTCAAGGTCTTTCTGGAGTATTGAGAATTAATCAAAACACTGGTTGGGGAAATTTAAGACCTGGAGGATCTGGTATTGATTTGGGTGGAGGATTTACTCCAACAGATTCTAAAGGAAGACCAAAAACTCCACAACAAATTGCTGCCGAAAAAGCAAAAGTTGCAAAACCAAAATCAAAAACATCACCAGTAAAACCACCTGTCAAATCAAATCCAAAAGTTGTTTATGGACCTCCAGTCCCAACAACTGGAAGATTTGGTCAAGGAAATAAATCTGCAGGAAGCAAACCTCCTAGTTTTTCTGCAAATTATCCCAAAGGTATGAGAAGTAAAACAGAAACTTTGGGATTAATGAGGTAAAATAAATGGCAATAACCTCAGATAAACTTCTAAACAGACCATCAGAACTTCACAGGCGTTATGCTGGAAGACTTGCTATGAAGGAAGATCTTCAGAAGCGTATGGTTCAAGGTGGTTCTACTAATATAGTTTTAACTAAAAAGTCTATCAAAAGTATTGATATTATTAAAGATAGAGTTATTGAAATTGATAGTCTTCTTAAAGGAACTCTTGCTATAGAAAAGAAAAAATTAGATACACAAAAAAGACAAGAGAGTGGTAAAAGAAGAGAAAAAGAAGAAGAAAAACTGGAAACAAAACCACAAGCAGAAAAGAAACCAATTAAAGTACCCAGTCTTCCAAGAATGGGATTTTTTGCTTGGGTTAAAAACTTTATTGGAAATATAATTCTTGGATATTTTGCAGTAAGACTTGTAAAATTTCTACCATTAGCAGTTCCTATTGTTAAGTTTATAGGTAAAGCAACAGACTTTGTAATTGATATTGGTGGAAAACTTTTAGATGGTCTTGCAACATTTATTGATTGGGGATATAAAGCATATGATGCTACTCGTGGATTTATGAAGAATTTGTTTGGCGAAAAACAAGCAAAAGAATTTGATAAACTTTCTGGTCTTTTAAATCAATTTTTAAATTTAGCATTGATTGTTGGAATGGCTGCTGCGGGATCTGGAGGTCTTGGTGGTAGAGGTGGTGGTGCTGCAGAGGCTGCTGCAGGAAGACCAAGACCAGGAACTGGTGGAAGACCTAAGGTAACCACTTCTGGTGGAGGTGGTGCTGGTAGACCTGGTATAAGAAATCCTCTTAGACAAAGACCAACGGTAACAACTGGAGGAAAACCTCAATTCAGATTACCTGGAACAGGACCAAAGATTACTGGAAGTGGTGCTAAAGGTATCCTTTCTTCAGTAAGACCATTCCTAAAAAGAATTCCGTTACCTGTTGTTGGTGCATTAATTGATTTTGGATTGTCTGTAGCACTTGGGGAAAATCCTGGAAGAGCTGCATTCAGAGCAATTGGTGCTGGACTTTTAGGTGCAGTAGGTGCTGCAGCAGGATCTGTTGTTCCTGTCGCAGGAAACTTTTTAGGTGGACTTGCTGGTGGTTTTGTTGGAGATGCAGTTGGTGGTGCATTATATGATGCTTTCTTCGGTAATAAAAAACCTCAACAAAAAAGTAAAGGAATAAAAGCAGCAGGTGGTGGAATGGCACCAAGAGGATCAGTAACTCGTGGCGGAATGTCTCAAGGAGGAGTTAAAAGAACAATTAACTCAAAGCAAAAAGGAAAATATAAAAGAACCATACCACAAAAACCAGGAAAGGTGGAAATAACTTCTCCTGGTGCAGATATTGGTGGCAAAGATAAATTGTTTGGAATATTTCCAAATCCACTTGCCACCGCACAGAAAGTTGTAGATGCAATAAATCCATTTAAAACTGTTAAAGATGCGGGTGAGGAACTTGGAAAGACTGATTATTTTGGTCCCATTCTTGCAATTTCATCAAAAATAACGGCAGGACAAAAACCATCTCAACAAGATTATCAAAATGTTGGTCGCGGTCTTAACTTATTAATTGCAAAAGGAATACAGGACAAACAATTAAAAGGAGGTATTGTTGCTGCTTTTGCTGAGGGTGGAATGGTAGATCCTGATATTTTATCTGCTGCAGAAACTGGTGGAGATATTAGCAATTGGGTAGCAAAAACATTCCAAGGTGAGATTGAAAGTAATGCTCAAAAAACTTTGAGAATGATACGTGAGAATTCTGAGAAAAAGCAATTAAACGAAGGACCAGATAAAAGTGATCCAACATTAGGTGTTGATGATGAATTGCCCCCAGGAGGTTTAACAAAAGGGCAGTGGGGTCCTTTATTAGATTTAATTGCAGGAAAAGAATTGGTGGAAACTACGAAGCAATGTATCCAAGAACGAAACTTCCAGGTGCAACTAAAATGACTATTGCTGAAGTTGCAAGAAGAGCAACTGGTGCTGTTGGAAAGTACCAACAACTTCCACAATATCTTGTTGGAAGAGCAAAGGCAGCGGGTTTAAATCCAGATAAGGATCTTTATAGTGCAGAAAATCAAGAAAAAATTATTATCAATGTCAATATTAAAGGGAAGAGGAGGGCAAAAATGGTTAGAAAATAAGATAAGTGATGAAGAGTTTATGCAAGGTCTTTCTCAAGAATTTGCATCGCTTCCAAATGCACAAGGTAGGTTTTATTATCCTGGGCAGAGAAGTGCAATGACTCCTCAAAAAATTAAAGCATCTCTTGCAAAAGTTAAAGGGGTGGGTATTCTCAAGATGAACTTGCTAGGTCTATGCAATCAGTTTCTACTGCTGCAGCGACTGGATCAATGGGAGACAGGCAAAAAAATGTTGTAGAACTTGGAAAATTTATACAATCTTTGGGAGTTGCAAAAGGTAGTGGGGTCACTGAGAATCCTTCTTTTGGTGGAGTATCAAATGTTCATAAAGGAAGAGGACATTATGAAGGAAGAGCAATTGATATTGGAGGATATGGTGGTAGATATGGAAAAGCGCAGATTAGGGAAAACCTTTATTGATGACCAGTCTGCAATTTTAGCCGCGATTGGTAAGTTTGCTGCTAAGACAGGAAAAAGACCATCATTACTTCTTCATGGAGATAATGATCCGGAACACTGGCATCACGTTCACGCTGAGTATGCAAAAGGTGGAGAAACCTTAGGATATCCACACCTTGCTACGCTTGGTGAAAAAGGAAAAGAAACTGTTATTGATGCTGATAGTTCTGTTCCAGAAGCAAGAAACATGTTACTTGCTATGAACCAAGCAACAGATAAACGAAGTGTAATGAAAGCAATACAACAATATGCTCCTTATGATGCTCTTGCACCACAAACAATCATTATGCAATCACCACAGACTTCATCTCAAGATTATGGTTCTGACTCTCGTGCAAGTGGTGGTTTAGGTGTAATGATGTCTGGAGAAGAAGAGGAAGATCCGTTTAGATCTCTTTATATTGGTGGGTAAATAGAAATAAGAGGTAATAAAAAATGGTAAATCCAATAATCTCAAAAAGTGCTGAACCTTCTTTTATAGAAAGGATAGACATTATTTCCAATAAGGATCAAAGTAAAACAGTAAGCGTTACTAATGGAACAATTCGTTTGATGTATTATGAAAGCATACTTCAAGATTCTGTTAAAGCAACTGTAACTTTTACTGATACCTGGAAATGCTATTGATAACAAGACTGTTTTAGAAGGATTACCTTTAGTGGGACAAGAAAAAGTATTTGTTAAATTTTCGGATAATAATAGTTCTACTTTAAATCTTACTTTATATGTAAACAAGATTACACCAATAGTTGAAGATACTACCAAGTCTATGATTCAAATGGAATTGGTATCCAAAGAATTTATTATGAATGAAAAAGTTAGATTGAATACTAGGTTTGATGGAAAAATATCCGAACATATTAGAAAAATTTTAACCAACCAAAATTATTTGGCAACCCAAAAAATGTTGACATTGAAGAAACTTCAAATAATTATAATTTTATAGGCAACAATAGAAAACCATATTATGCTATGAATTGGTTATCTAAAAAAGCAGTATCTTCTCAAAATCAAAAGAAAGGTGATAGTGCAGGATACTTTTTCTTTGAAACATCTGAAGGGTTCTTTTTTAAATCTATTGATGGATTACTTTCACAAGATAAGAAAAAGTCAATTACTTTCAATCAGTCTCCAGACTCCAGAGGAGAAAAATACGCCTGCGGGATATGATGTTAAAGCTTTAGAGTACTCAAAAGATAATAATATTGATGTGCAAGAAAAACTTAAAATGGGCTTTTTCCACAAGGACAGTATTATTTGATCCGTTTTCTTGTTATTATGAAGTAATTACTCCAAATGCAAAAGGAAAAGAACAATCGCTTAAACTTGGAGGTAAAGAACTTCCTACATTAAATCCAGAGTTTGATAAATCTGGAAATAATAAAGATTTTTCTAGAACAACATATTATCTCTTAGATAAAGGAAGTCTTCCCTCGGGTAGTGGTGTTGGAAAGTCTCAGCAGCAATTAGGAGAAAAATCAAAGAAGAAAATTTTGATCCAAAAAACATTTTAAATCAGGCTATAATGAGATACAATCAATTATTCTCTCAAAAATCAACAGTTACTATACCTGGAGATTTTTCTTTACATGCTGGAGATGTTGTTTTTGTTGATGCAAAACAACTTTCTGATGCTGATGAAGAAATAAATAAGGAATATGGTGGACATATATATTATGGCAGATTTATGTCATTATATTTCTACAAAAGAAACATATACAAAACTTAATTTGGTAAAGAGATTCTTTTGGTCAGAAAAGGAAATCACACCTCGGGCAAAATTCCATTATGACTTCTAGAAGTATTCATCAACATATAAATGATAATCGTGATGAATTGGATGATCCAAATATTAATTCTCAACGTCGTCGGCACATTGAAAGTGAATTAATTTCTCTTGAAAAGTATCAATTAAATCATCCAGACGATGATTATGATCCATCTTCATTTGAAATGTATTGTGATGAAAATCCAAATGCGTCTGAATGTAAAAAATATGAGGTTTAATAATTGATGGAAGGTGGAGCATTATTTAATCCTGGATTTTTAGGTGGTAATTTTTTATGGTGGGTTGGGCAGATTGCTGACGATTCCACTTGGAGAGATAATATACTACCTGGAAAATTTGCCGATAAAAATAGTGTTGCTGGATGGGGATATCGATATAAAGTAAGAATTATAGGTCTTCACGATCAAGAAGAAGAAACACTTCGTTCTGAAGAACTTGCTTGGGCACAAGTAATGTATCCAGTGACTGCAGGAGGAGGACAATCTTCCGCATCACAAACACCAAATCTTCGTCAAGGAAACTTTGTATTTGGATTCTTTCTTGATGGACAGGATCAGCAAGTTCCAGTGATTATGGGTGTGTTGGGCAATAATGCTCAAACTTCTTTATCCAGTCAAACTGCCCTGACTGGAGGAAAGAATTTTACTGGCCAAAGTGGTTATGCAAATACACAAGAACCAAAAACAGGCAGCAAGAAAGAAAAAGTTCCTGATGAAGAAAAGGTTCTTGTAAAACCAAAAACAGCAGAGCAAGCATCAGAGTGTTCTCCTGCTCCTCCAGGAGTTTTTGTAAATAAATATGGTCTTCGTTCAGATAAATCTCTTACTTCTACTCAACTTGCAGATGCTCAAAGTGCAAGAGCAGAAGCAGATCAAAGAGGATTAACTGGTGCAGAAAGAGATGATTATGTTCAAAAAAAAGTTGCACAAGGAATTCAAAATCGTTGCAGAGAAGCAAACTCACCATCATCAACATCACAACCAGGAGCAACAAAAGAAAGCACAAATGCGGTTCATCAAACCAGTGCAGGTGATAAAAAGAGGCAGGATAAGTATGATGAAAGAATTCCATTGTTAAAACCAGATGATAAAGTTGGATCTGCAATTAAAGCAATTCAAACAGTATTGGATAATTTAATGCGAGAAATTGCAAAGTATTTGAATGCACTTAAGTGTTATGCTGATGCGGTTACAAGTTTAATTCGTGAAATATTAGGTTTAATCTCAAAGGCTGCTTGTATTATTGCAAAATATATGAAAATAATTTTTGATAAGATTATGGAATATGTTTTAAAGTTATTGAACAAGGAATTGAATAATGTTGTTTCTGCGATGCCTTCAAGTATGAGGCATATGTTTGGAGATATGAAAGAGATTATTACTGAACTTATTCTATGTCTTTACAATAAAATCACACAAGGACTTTGTGGACTGATTGAGGCTTTATTACTTGCTGCATTACAACCAAAAAAGATAGAACAACAAGCAAAGGAAAGTACAAATGATAGAAGAAAAAATCCATATGTTCCAATGTGTTATGCAGAAGAAATTGTTGGTCAAGCAATTTCTTTTAATAAAGATCAAATCACGCAAGCAAACAATAGTTTAATTAATAATGTAAATGCCTTTCTTGGCGATATACAAGGTCAAATTTCTGGAGTAAGTGGATCTTTTGCAGATATCACTTCATTAATTGGTAATATTGATGGAAGTATGACTTCTGCTTTAAGTTTTGAAAATCTTAAATTAAATGTTTTTGGATGTGAATTAAAACCAAATGTGGCAGTATCTGATTTTTACACCTTTGCAAGAGGCGGTGCATCTCAACCAGAACCCCAATTACCAAATCTCAAATCTGTCGAAGACGTTGCAGCAAAGACAACATCAGTAACTCCAACTGCAGAAATTCCTTATGTTGAACCAACAAAAGCAACTCCGGACGTGAATTTAAAAAGATAAATATGATTAAACTGGAACCAGAAAGATTGTAATATAAATGTCTTTTAACATTTTTGGACCTGCTTCAAAAGATGCGATTAAAGTTGGATACATTTCCACAGACAGGGGATTTGTTGAGGGAGTATCGATATGTGAGGCTAATGATTACGCAAAGTTAAATCCTGGAACTCGTTTTATTTTTAAAACCAGAAACTTTATTAAGTATTTGAATATTAATGAAGTCAATCAATTAACTCCAAGTGATTTTGTTTCTAAAGAAGATTCCTGTGGAGGGATACAACTTGAGGCAGAATGTGGACCCCCTCAAGTTTATTTTTATGGCGGTGGCGGAGTTGGTGTTCAGGGAAATCCAGTCATCGGTGAAGATGGTTCATTACTTGCAATTGATTTAGTTTCTGGTGGATTTGGTTATCAATATCCTCCAATCGTAGAGGTTAAGGATAGATGTAATATTGGAGTGGGTGCAGTCACTCGTGCTGTAATTGGCGAAATTACGGAGACAGTTGAGTTTTATGATCAAGAAGAGGACTTTGAAGACTATGAAATCTGTCAACCAACTGATGTTGGATTATGGGTTGAGGTATGGTCCCGATGGACAGACCTATAGGTTCTTGGGACCCAACTTTATATGCTAATCTAACAAACGATCCAATTGCTTTAGAGATTAAAGAATATCAAGATTTTCTTAAACAACTGCAAAATCCTTGGTGGAGCACAAGAAAAGAAGCACCATTAAGAATGACTTCTGCAAATAAAGTTACTAGAACAAGATTTAATGTAGATTATCCTGCTTGGAATGAATTTATGAATTCATTTGCAATCTCACCCGTTCCCAAATCAAATGTAACGGGAAGTGATTTTGCAGGTATTCCATTCACCTTTGAGTGGGAAGAAGAATTTCCGTATGATGGAGAATATGTCTTTAGAGGATTGTGTGACAATAAAGCAGAGTTTTATTTGGATAATATTAAAATAACTGATCTCAAATCTTTTAAAGATACCCCAGAAGCAATTACAAAAACACTGAAGGCAGGGGTCCATAGAATTCGTCTTGATTTATTAAACATACCAATTAAAGAAAAGATTGCAAAACAAATTATCACACAACCATCAATCCCAGATCAAAAACCATTTAAAATCACTGCTGCTTATTCTGGAGTTAAAAATGTTTTAAATAATTTTAAAGCAGGTATCTATAAAGTTAGAGTATTATATAAACAAGTAACAGGTCCTTCAGGTATTGCGATTGAAATTAAAAATAAGTCAAATGGTAAAGTTGTTTTTGATAGTTTAAGTGATATTAATGGGTCGAATGTTAAGTTACTTCCTGTTACTTCTAGTCAATATCCTATAGAAGGATTTGAGTTAAACTCACCAGAAAGTCAAATCTTTTTACAAAGAAGTGGGGTTTTTCCTGAAGACGTAAAAGACCAATCAAGTACTAATATTGAATGGTCAAATGTATACATTACTGAAGAAGGAGACTATGAAATTACTGCAAGTGCTGATGATGAAATAGTTCTTGAAGTACTCATTGCAGGTGCTTTGCCTACAGAAACAAACACACAATCTTCAAAGATTTCAACATCATCTCAAAACATACAGTCAAGAAATATTTTTAATACAATTGATTATATCAACAAAGCAGACAGAGGACTTTGGAGAACCTTTCCTTCTGTGGGAAGAGATGGCGATTTTATTCATCAATATGGAATTACACCATTTGATCCAAATACAGAAGAGTCAAATACAAATAGTTACGCAGGAACTCATACAATCAATTGGAGAAACATTACATTTCCAATTGATGGAAACTATAATATTGAAGTAATGGTTGATGATAATGTAACTTTAACATTTACCGGTCCTTCTGGTGATACAGTTATTACCAAAAAAGGATTTAGTGGTCCTGGAAGAAGTACAGGAAAAACATTAGAGACGAAGTTTTTTAAGGCAGGTTCATATAGCATCAAAGCAGATTTAGAACAAATTCCAGGCAAGCCATTAGCACAAGGAAATCCAATGGCTCTTGCTGTGAATGTTGAAACTTCATTTACTGAAGAAGAAGTTATCTCTGCAAAATCTTGGAATGAAAATCCAATGGGTGTTGCATTAACAATTGATGCACCAATGCCCCCAATTCCACAAGAACCAATTATACAACAAGAAGGGAGATGTCCAAACAATCCAATCTGGACAACAAGATTTCCGAATGCAAAAGAGAAGTGGTGGCCTGTTAAATATGACTCAGCAAGGCAAGTTGGAGTAAGTTTACCAATCGTTATGCAATCTCTCCAGTTCCACCACTTTCTAGTAAAGGAAGTGATAGTGGTGGTGTTGTTTATCGAAACACTTGGGATTTGGATATTCCTTACGATGGTTTTTATGCACTTAAATCAACTGTAGACAATGCAGGTAGGATTCTGATTGATGATGTGCCTATTATGCAGGCAAATTATATTCCAACAGAGTTAAGAAACACTAGAGGTGGAAGTGGTGCATTAAGAAGAAGTGGAATTGCTGCAATTGATGGTGATGGAATCATCTATAACTTGAGAGAAGAAAATCCAAAGGCAAGAAAAATCTTCCTGAAAAAAGGAAGACACACAATACAAGTTGAAGTTGAAAATGGTATTACAGAAACCTTTGAATTGGTAGATAAAAAGATTTTCAGCACAAAAGATTGGTTATTTAAAACCAATCCTCCAGTCATTCCAGATCAAAAACCATTTAAAGTATCTGCTGAATATTCTGGAGTTAAAAATGTTTTAAATAATTTTAAAGCAGGTATCTATAAAATAAGTTCAAATTATCGTCAAGAACTTCCTCCATCAGGAATTGCAATTGAGATTAGAAATAAATTAACAGGTAAAGTAGTTTTTGATACTTTACAAAACATTAATAATTCAAATGTTAAGTTACTTCCTATTACTTCTAGTCAATATCCTATAGAAGAATTTGCATTAAACTCACCAGAAAGCCAGCAGTTTTTGTTGAGAAGTGGTGTTTTTCCTGAAGATGTAAAGGACAGAACAAATACTAGTATTGAATGGTCAAACATTTACATCGGTGAAGATGGAGACTATGAAATTACTGCAAGTGCTGACGATCAAATTACTTTTGAAATATCAATTGTAAGTGGTTTAAAATCTCCACCAGTTATCGTCAATCAATCCCCAACAGCAATAGGTGTCGTTTATGAAGGACCAACACCAATTGCGTCTTATCCACAACCAATAACAGGAAGAACGGATTTTATTTCTCCCGTATTTGATGATGTAAATGCTACAACCAAACGAAGAAGTTCAGGGAAAAACTTGGATCTTCCGTTGGAGTAATGTGGATTTCCCCGAAGATGGACAATACACTTTAGAGGCAGAAGGCAGATGATAATTTGATTGTAAGAATTGATGGAGTTGAAGTTGGAAAAGCAAAAGTATTTGAAGGTAGAAGAAAGACCAACTTTAATATTACTAAAGGGAAGAGAACTGTTGAATTAGAACTCTCAAATATTCGTATATCCTAATACTGGATTTCAAGCAAAATCCAACTATAGCATTTGCACAGATTACAAAAAAGGTAAATCAAACAACAGGGATTAGTAAACCCTGGACAGAAAATCCAATGGGCATTTCTGCAATTCTAATACCACCACCTTGCCCTAAAAGAATTAGGGGAAAAGGTGTTGTGACTGATGTAATTGTTGATGATCCAGGAAATGGACTTCCTCGTCCAGGAACAGGTGGATATCCAGTTACATTAAGACTTAAGAATATTGTTGTTGAAGATACTCCTGGTATTAATTATTCTCCAGGAGATCCAATTACAATTACTCCAGATAATGGGGCAATTTTAGAACCAGTTTTTGGTCCTTTTGGAACTGTTCCCGAAGTCAAAATATTAAATCCTGGTCTTGGATTTACAAAATATCCAGAGATTACTATTCAATCAAACACCGGAATTAATGCAACATTTAGACCACAGTTTGAAGTTGTAAGAGATCCAATTGTTGAACCACAAAAACTCATTCAGGTAACTGATTTGGTTGGACTAAAACAAACTGGATATGTTGATGGTCGTGCTTATTATGGTGCAGTCTTCTTTAAAGATGGTATCAGTTATGCAGGATTTTATGAAACTCCAGGGCAATTAGTTCAAGTTTATGCAACTCTTCAAGAGAGTATTGATGCTCAAGTCACTACACCTCCATCTGCAATTCAAAGACAGGGTACGGATGTTACTAGTAATGACCCAAGACTTAATCTTCCAGGTACTCCTGAAAATCTGATCTAAATCTTGATTAAATACTTATCATATTAAGAGATATCAATGCCACTTTCTGATGATTTTGTAAACGAAATTGAAAATCAATCTCAACAAGATGTTGAAGGTTTTGATGATATTGTAAACAAATGTGCTGTAGATCGACTGGGTGCAACTGAAGGTGAAAGGCAAAGTACAAACCCATCAGACACTGCAAAGCAGAACTATACTGCAATTCGTTATGGAAATGATCATGGGTCAATTAGCTTTGGTCATATTCACGAAAAGGCAGACGTAACTGCTGCTGTGATGCTTCAAACTCCTGATGGAAGACATCAACTTTCTATGGATAAAGATGGTGCAAGAAAAGGGTGGACAACTCTAACTGCACCTGGAAATATTCAAATAGAAGCAGGAAGTGATAATCAAGAGGCACAAGACACCTTGATGATTAATTCAAAAAATGGTAATATACTTATTGTTGCATCAAATGGTAAAATAAGACTAGAAGGAACTGATATTGAATTAATTGCTATTGGTGAAGGAGGAAGTAAAGGAAACATTCGTCTAACTGCCTACTGAAAATATCACTAACAGACTCAAAAAAGCTTTCTAATGTAGATGCGTAAAGTTAATTATAAAATTAGCTACACCAGGCACAGGTGAAGTGATATCAAATGGAGTTCTTAAAGATGTATGGATCAATAATTCAAGGAGTGAGCTGATGCCTGTGCAGTAAAAGATTCCAAAAGTTGGTGGTCAAAGACTATCAACAAGAACAAAATCAAGTCATAATTAGGAGAAATAAGATGTCTTTTAACGTCAAGATGATCGTAAGTGTATGGGGACAACTAAAAGTTGGAACTGGAATTGTTCCTGCAATTAAAGAAGGTGATCAAAAAATTAATGGATCAATGCCTATGCTGAAGGTCCTATGGTAATTGGAAGTCCAATACACATTTTCCAACTGCATATGCAACACGTATGCGTTGCACCACTGGCAAATAGTGATCCAGACTCAGTGTTCCTCCCGTTGCTCCTGGATGCTCTATGTGGACTCCAGTGAGCAATCGCCATATGCACTGTGCAGTATCTGATAATGCTGCAGTATATGGGAAATCTTGACTGTTAATTTCAGAATACAAGTCGAGGTTGGAACTATGTAATTGCATCTGGAAATATTATTTCTAATTGTGGCGGACAATACATTCTTGCAGCTAAAGAAAAACTTTGATATTCCACACCCAACAAAAGAAGGGTGGAGACTTCGCCATACCTGCCCAGAAGGACCATCAAATGATGTTTATGTAAGAGGTAAGGTTCTGAACAGAACAGAAATTGAACTTCCACAATACTGGAAGAAACTTGTTGACTTTACTACAATCACTGTGTCTCTTACGCCAGTCGGGGCACATCAAGATGTGATTGTAAAAAGAATTGATGAAGATAAAGTTTATCTCCAATCAAGAAGTGGTATTCCTATTCATTGCTTTTACCATATTTTTGGAACTCGTGCGGATGGTGAACGATTAATTCCAGAATATGAAGGAGAAAGTCCAGCAGATTATCCAGGAAACAATAATGAATATTCTGTTGTTGGATATCATTATGACACTCGTAAACAAGGAGAATAATTATGGCAGGAGAATTAGAACCAAAAGTATTTGGACAAAAAACTTGTACTGACCCCATTATTGTTGGTCAACCATCATACAACTATGATTGGGTACTGAAACCTAGTAATAATGATGTAGGACAACCTCAAGATATTGTTCTTCAACCAGAATGTGTCCCATATTATTATTATAATATGAGAGTTGGAAGCATTTATGCACAAGGTCCAAATCCAAGTATTTTTGCTACTGGAGACATTGTTTCAAACAACGGATCACACGTACTTTCTGGAAAGAAAAACTTACCCTTCGATATGCCTCATCCAAACAAACCTGGATGGAGACTCCGCCACGTTTGTATAGAGGGTCCGGAGATTGCAGTTTATTGCAGAGGATAAAGTTCCAGAAGATGGTATTATTCATCTTCCATCTTTCTGGGAAGGCTTGTAAATCCAGAGGATATGACAATCAACATTACTCCAATTGGATTTTGGCAAGAATTATTTGTCCAAGAAATTCGTTGGGGCAAACAAGTTGTTGTTAGAAATAATTTAGGCAGTTCAATTAATGCAAACTATCACATTGTTGCTCGTCGTCTTGATGATGACTTAGTTGTAGAATATGAGGGAGAAACCTACCAAGATTATCCTGGAGGAAATGAAGGGTATTCCTTTAATTATGAGCACAATTATGTTGAAAATTTGATTAAAGATACTATCAAAAAGACCGTAACTGAAATAAAGGAGAATGGTAATGTCTGATTTTATTTTTTACTTCCTGATGGTGGATCATACACTGATGAAAATGGTATAATCACGACAAGAAGTAGATTACCTGGTCCTGGTTTAGGATATACATATAATTCTAATAATTGTGGATTAGGAACTGCTTATGGTGATTCGGAACTCAAATCTTGTGGTAGTTATACTGGAAAATTTACGTGTGATGGGAATTTAAAACGCATTCAAATTTAATCGTTGATCAAGATTTGAATGTTTCTGGTCTATCAACTTTTATTGGTATCACAACTTCCACATCTACTTTATTTGCAAATCAATTAAGTATTGCTGGAATTACAACTTCAAAAACTTACGCAGCATCGGGAACAACAACTAGCACAGATGGAACAACACCTCAACCACAAATTGATGCTAGTGTAACACAACTTTATTATCATTCTGCATCTTTTGGTGGAGACAGAACTTTTCAAATTTCTAATTTAACCAACGGAAAATCTGTTACTCTTTATATTCGTAACACAAATGCATCCTCTAGAAATATTGGATTCCAAGCAAGTACAACCTCTTCTGGATTTTCAACAGTTGAATTGTCGGGAAATGTTTCCAGTTTTAGTCTTGGTTCTTCTTCAACTAGGATGGTTTATATTGTAAACATTGGTGGCAATTTTGTTGGTGCTGTGTATTGACATTGACACCAGCACCCGACCGTGCTATGATAAGCAAGTAATCAACAAACCAACTAATGCAAGACGAATCGTTGACGGAAATTCAACCAACTAGTGATGACAAAGAATATCTGACACGTTGCGTGGTGGATCCTGTAAAGAGAGTTGTGTACCTCTATTCCAATGAAGGGTCAGAACGACAAGTGCCCTGTGAAACTGTCGAAGAATTTATGAATGTGCTACAGTATGTTCGTGATACAGTGGATGAAACAACAGTCTCGTATGTAAATCCACTTTAAAATCCAAAAAAGGTCGAAGAAAATCCCGGTAAAAATTTTACGCACGATACTTTTTTAAAAGTATGTATCCATTTAAAATCAATCTAACAAATCTTTGTGAATCTCCTGTCAAAACAACACCACAAAATGTTCAAGAGGCAAATGAAGGTTTATTCTACTCTAAAATGACACTTCCTGCTGCAGCAAAACACTGTGGTATGACACAAAAAGAAATGAAGTTGACATTTTATGAGTATTTGAAGTATCATCCAAGAACCTATCAAGGATGATTTTTATGCGAGTATGGCGAAATCGGTAGACGCACCAGACTTATGAAAATTGAACTCATTTAGGAAACTTTATGAGTGCAAATTCCTCAAATTCGGTGAAACCTGTAAAATGGCAATACCGAGCCAAGCATCGCAAGATGAAGGTGCTAGAGACTAGACGGGGAACACCTAAACTGAAAGGTATGGTGAAGGTATAGTCCAGACCACAAACTGAAAAGGTAGTGAAAACTATAGTGGTAAGAAAATCTGTTGGGGGCAACCCGTCGGGAGTTCAAGTCTCCCTACCGCATTAGAGTTCACACTCTAAATAAACAAAAGTAGGAGTATATCCTATGAAGTACAGAATTGAAACCGCATATTGTTGGTACAATAGAGGAACTCAAATTGTTCTAATGTACTTTATAAATCATATTCCATTTACTTTCGACGAACTTCCTGATTGTGCAATGCAAGATTTGGAAGTGATTCACTTGGCAGATCAACAATTAAGGTATGAACCAGAGGACTTATATCGTACATCATTCTATTTGATTGATGAGGAATGTCATCCAATGTTATTTGAGGTTGAACTGGAAAATCCTGAAATGTTGCCTGTTGATTAATTTGCCCTTATAAGCATTGTGGTAGATGCAACGGTTTTGTAAACCGTCAGTAGTACAGTTCAATTCTGTTATGGGGCTTGAGTTTCTAATACAACTCTTATGTCTTTACTTTCACAAACAGATCGCCAAATGGTGATTGAAGCATTAGAATATTATATTCAAAAACTTAAAGAAGATAACTGCACTGAGGCTTCTATCACTGCATTTCAAACACTTCTTCTTTGGGTTGAATTGGAGCACTTTAAAAATGAAAATTAATCTCTGGCATTGTAAAGAAATGGGGCAGTGGAGATGGACTATTATGTGATGATTGTCGCCCAGTTATTAAGACAAGTATGCAGGACAACAACCAAATTTTAAGGGATGCTATGAATGATGTGGCAAATACAGTAGAATATATTTTGGAATCCAAACAAAGTGAGTAAAAATACTTAATGAAATCTGATTTTTATATAGATAGGGTGAGCAAAGAAGAACTTAAACAATCTTCTTTTATACTTATCATTATCTAAAAGACGAATCAAAAGATTTCAAATCAGGCTTCAACTATGGACTTTTTAGATCCACATTCGAATGCCCTCTTAATCTTGGCGGCTGCCTCGGTGCTTGCATTTTTAGTACTCTCCCAGTTCCAGAAATTGCCGTAGGTGCTTTCGGACTAGAAAGAAATCAACAAAAAGGAATATACGAATTATCAAGACTCTGCATACATCCAGATATACAAAAAGAAGAATATAATATCACATCCTGGTTCTTAAGTCGTTGCATACGGAGATTTAAAAAAGATGCAAATGTTTCTGCTATTCTTAGTTACGCTGATTCTACTCGCCACAACGGAACTATCTACCGCGCTTGTAATTTCAAGTATTATGGGTTAACAGATCCTAAAAAAGATTTTTATTATGCTGACGGGACCAAACATTCAAGAGGTTCTGTAAAGGGACAGGAGGGTGAATGGAAAGATCGTCCAAGAAAACATAGATACTTAATGATATTTGATAAAGAATTGGAAAAAAGGTTGACGTGGAAGGAAGAGAAGTGGTATAATAATGATGTGTGAAGGAAGTACGCCTTAAGAGACCAGGATTATTCCTGGTCTCTTTTTTCGTATGATAAATAATCCATAACGGAAACTATAAGCACTAATAAAATGGGATCTCAGTCGATTAGATAATTTTCTGAAGTCTGTTCGCGGTACAATAATTTATGTTGATCCAAACTCTCTTGATTCAACTGATAGTATAGAAAATACTGGAAATAGTTTAACAAGACCATTTAAAACTATTCAACGTGCTTTAATAGAGGCATCAAGATTTTCTTATCAAAGAGGACTGAATAACGATAGATTTGGAAAGACTACAATTCTTCTTTATCCTGGTGATCATATTGTCGATAACCGTCCTGGATGGATTCCTGATGGCGCAAATAACTTTAGATTAAGAGACGGAACTACTTCAAATGATTTCCCTCCGTTTGATTTAACAACTAACTTTGATATCACTACTTCAAGTAATGCACTTTATAAACTGAATAGTATTCACGGTGGAGTTATCATTCCTCGTGGCACTTCAATTGTTGGTTTAGATCTTCGTAAAACTAAAATCCGTCCAAAATATGTTCCAGATCCAACGAACGATAATATTGCAAGATCAACCATCTTTCGTGTAACTGGTGGATGTTATTTTTGGCAGTTCTCCATTTTTGATGCTGATCCAAATGGACAGTGTTTTATTGATTATACTTCCAATTTATTTGTTCCCAATTTCTCTCATCATAAACTGACTTGTTTTGAATATGCTGATGGAACAAATGATGTAAGCATTAATGATACCTTTATAACATACTCCACAGATCGTACAGATCTGGATATGTATTATGAAAAAGTTGGACTTGCTTATGGACAGTCATCAGGTCGTGCAATTGAACCTGATTATCCAAGTTCTGGTCTTGATATTCAACCAAAAATTGATGAATATCGTATCGTTGGTCCAACAGGTGGTGAAGTTGGAATTACCAGTATCAAGGCTGGTGATGGAGTTACTGCAACTACAACAATTACTGTTACCACAGCATCAACGGTAAGTGGTCTTGATGTTGATACTGCATTTAGAATCCGCAATGTTTCTGAATCCACTTATAATGGTCAGTTTGTTGTAACCGAAAGAGTAGATGATACTAATTTTAAGTATCAAGTTCAGAATACACCAATTCTTGCACTTCCAAGTGTAACTAATGCATCACTGACTTTATCATCCGATACTGTTACATCAGCATCACCATACATCTTTAATATCTCTCTGCGTTCTGTGTATGGAATGTGTGGTGTTCTTGCTGATGGTGATAAAGCAAGTGGATTTAAGTCGATGGTCATTGCCCAATTTACGGGTATTGGTCTACAGAAAGATGATAAAGCATTTGTACTTTATAATTCAACAACTGGAGAATATGACGATAGTACCAAACCTGGAAATGAAACAATCAGCAATAATTCCAGAGCAATTTTCAAACCATCCTATCGTAACTTTCATATCAAAACAATTAACGAAGCATTTATTCAAAACGTTTCGATTTTTGCGATTGGTTATGCAGAACACTTCTCAACAGATAGTGGTGGTGATCAGTCAGTTACGAACTCTAACTCCAACTTTGGTGCAAAAGCACTTGTTGCATCTGGATTTAGAAAAAGTGCATTCCCTCAAGACGATTTAGGATATATTACACACATTATTCCTCCAAAGGAATTACCACTTACAGAAACTGCGATTGAATTTAATGCGATTGATGTAAACAAAACTGTTGGTGTTGCATCTACGGGTCATTTATATCTCTACAATCAAACAAACATTGATACTCCACCAGAAAACGTACTAGAAGGTTATAGAATTGGTGCGAGAGAAAATGATGCACTGAAAGTTCTTGTTTCTTCGGGGGTTCTGTAACAGAATACAGTGCTCGTATTGTAATGCCTGGATCTCAATCCAGTTCTGAAAAGAGATTTACAGTTGCAAAAGTTGGAACTGCAAATAGTATTACTGGAGGAAATACATTAAATCTTACAAGCAGTCATACATTCTATAGTGGAGAGTCAGTTAGAATTATTAGTGATAATGCACAACTGCCTGATGGTATTACGCCAAATACAGTGTATTATGCAATTACTGACACTGTTGATGGTACATTAACATCAAGTCAATTAAAACTTGCAAAAACAGAAACTGATTCCACGGTTGCAACGAATGCAATCACAATCAATAACAAAGGTGGTGTTCTGTCTGTAATCAGTAGAGTTACTGATAAGAACTCTGGAGACATTGGACACCCAGTTCAATATGATAGTACAAATAGTCAGTGGTACATTAAAGTTGCTACTGCATCTACAGAAAATAACATTTATTCCACAATTGTAGGACTTGGATCCACTGCACTTGGAGTAGCAACACCAAGAACATACTTCAAGCGTAGACCAGATAATCGTACATGCAACTGATACTCTTTACCGTGTTCGTTATGTGATTCCAAAGAGCACTGGAGCAACGGTTGCAAGACCTCCAAGTTGATGCATTTATTCTTCAAGAATCCAATACTTCGATTGGATCAACTGATGGTGAAATTCAAACTTACTTTGGAAGTGGATCATTAACAAATGTTAATGATCAGAGAAACTTTAGATTTGTTGCAAATGCAGAGTGGTCATCAAGCACTGCAAAGATCACCACAGAACTTCCTCATAATTTATCTGTTGGATCACAAGTTGAACTCGTAAACATTAAGAGTACAAATAATCTTACTGGAATTGCAAATACTGGATTTAACAGATCTTATACTGTAACAGGAATTAGTAGTGCAAAACAATTTAATGTAAGTCTTACAACTGATCCTGGAACATTCACGAACGATACTTCTGCAAGAACAACATCACTTCCATACTTTAAGAGAAAGCAGTACAAAGATACTTATTACGTTTATAGATCACAAGAAGCACAAAAGTATGTTGCAGGGCAGCAAGATGGTATTTACTATATCACTGTACTGAATGGTTCAAACAGTCCATCAGTTGCACCATTTACTGATGAAAAGTTCTCACAACCAGTTAAAGAACTTTATCCACAAATCAATCGTGATAATTCAAAATCAGATCCGGACTCTACAACCTGTGCTGCATCCTCATCTTTAATTGGCGAAGTCGTCGTTAATGACGTTCGCAACAGTATTACAAGAGAAACTGTTGATAAGTTCCTTAAGGATACTGATGTTGGAGTTGGTTTAACTGATATCACTTCTGGTATTGGTAACACGTCTCATACTATTCATACAAGCATTGATCACGGTCTGAACAGAATTACCAGACTGACCCTTACCACTGCTGGTGCTGGTTATGGATCTGGTACTGCAGGAGACCTTTACAATGCAAGACTTGTAGGATTTGCTAGATCAACCACTGGTCAACACGCAACAGCAAAGATCACGATAAATGGATCTGGTGCAATCACCGACATTAAGATTATGGACGGTGGTTCTGCATATGGTATTGGTAATACTCTTGCGGTTGTTGGTGTTGGAACAACTACTGGATATTCCCAAGCAGTCGTAACTGTTGCAGGTGTTTATAACAACGTTGGAGACACTGTAAGAATTACTGGTGTTTCCTCTGAAGCATATACTTCATTTAATGATGTTTACAGAATTACTCAAGTTGCAGTTGGTGCAGCAAAGAGTTTTGTTGTTACTTCAACCAGTGCGATTGGAATTGGTACGACTTCTGGTATTGGAGAAACACTTACTTCTAAAGCATTTGCATATGTAACAGGTGAAGCAATTCGTATCAGTGCTCTTTCTTATGATAACACAACTGGAGTTGGTATTGTAACTTCCATCAACAATCACGGACTTAAGGTAGATACTAAAGTTCGTCTTGTTGGTGCAAATGAGAGTCTCTACAATGGTGATTTTGTTGTTACTGAAAACGTAAGCAATACATCCTTTAAGATTAACGTTGGTCTTTCTACAAGTGCTCCAACAGCAACTGGAACACTCTTTGCATACCGCGAAGGTGTATCATCAAATGATGGTGTGATTACTGTAGATAATGAAAATCTTAAATGGTAGAATGAATACCATTTATGCTGGAATTACGACAACTCTTTCCAATGCAATTATCAACGCAACCACTGATTCAATCAACTTTACAAATGCAGGTAATCTGGATGTAAACATTGGTGATTACTTGATGATTGATGATGAAATTGTAAGAATCAAAACCACGACTTCTACAAGCAGTGTAACTGGCGTATCAAACCCAGTCTCTGTGTTCCGTGGTGTTCTTGGAAGTAAAGCAACCACTCACATCGCTGGTGCAGTTGTAAAGAAGATTGATATCAAACCAATTGAATTAAGAAGACATTCTATCATTCGTGCGTCAGGTCATACCTTTGAATATGTTGGATTTGGTCCAGGTAACTATTCAACTGCATTCCCAGATAAGCAAGACCGTCAGATTTCTGCACAAGAAGAACTTCTTGCACAATCAACCAGAAAGAATGGTGGCATTAACTTCTATACTGGAATGAATGATAAGGGTATCTCATATTCTGGTAACAAGAAGATGAGTTCCATTACTGGATTAGAGGAAATCTTTGATACCCCAATTCAGACCATCACTGGAGAGGATATTGGACCACAGCAAGGACTGAATGTTATTAACCCAACTGAAGGATCATTCTACGTTCGATTCGTGTTGAAGGTGGATCTGATGGTAAAGTAACATCAGAATTCAATGGTCCTGTTATTTTTGCTAATAAAATTACTTCGAATTCGAACGAAAGGTATTGAAGCAAATTCACTCTTTCTGCAAGGAATACAACTGTATCACGCAAATATACTGTAGGAATTTCTACACCATCTCTTGCAGGAAACGTTGGTGACGTTGTTTATAATGCAATTCCTTCTAGTGGTGGATATCTTGGTTGGGTATATGCTGATGATAACAAGTGGAAACGGTTTGGATCCATTAGTACTGCAACAGATTCGGGTTTAATCCGACATTTAATATTATTCGTGGTAATACTTATATTGGAAATACTTTTATTGGAACATTTTCTGGAGACGGATCTGGATTGACGGGAGTAGATAGTATTTGGGTTGTTGATGGTGTAGGAATTCACACTACAAGATCTGTTGGTGTTGGAACAACAACGGCAGTTTCTGGAAATGCTTTATATGTAAATGGTAATACGACAATCAACGGAACTCTAAATGTTTATGAAATTATTGAAAAAGCAACAATCAGTGCTGGTATTTTAACAGCACAAAATCCTGTTGGTATTGCAACAACTACAAATATTGATCTTGCAACCAATAATGTTTATTACTTTACAAATCAAACCCAAGGTAATTGGAATCTTAATTTTAGAAGGAGATTCAACTACCACTTGAATAGTTTCTTGACAACTGGTGATTCAATTACTGTTGCAATTCTTACAAATCAAGGATCCACAGCATACTATAACTCATCTATCAGTATTGATGATGTTTCGGTTACTCCAAAATATTATGGTGGTAATCAAATTATTTCTGGAAATGTAAATAGTTTGGATATGTATACGTATGTGATTATTAAAACTGGATCTGCTGCTTATACTGTTCTTGCTTCTCAATCCCAATACGCATAATAAACTATGAGTCCATTATTAGGTTCGATTGGAGCTATATTGAATATTCCTATAGAGGAAATTTGAATGATTATTCCAAATACCTTTACTTTTACTAATATATCGAACGCAGAACCAGGAACTGCATATACAACAGGAATCACCACAATCACGGGTATTAATTATAAAGCAAGAGTTTCAATATCTGGAATTGGTTCATTTTCTGTAAATGGTGGAGGATTTACGACAACATCTTCATTTATTCGAAATAATGATACAGTTTCAATTCAAATTCCGACAACTTCTGGAACAAGCACAGATTTTTCTAAACTTTATAATTCAATTTTAACAATCGGAAAAGTTTCATCAAGTTGGTCAGTTATTACAAGAAATCTTGATCAAACACCAGTTTCTTTTGCATTTACATCAGTAAGTGGAATGAATGTTGGAGTCGGAACCACCAGTAATACTGTAACTTTATCTGGACTTGAACCTGGAATTCCAATCACTTCTCAAATTGTTTCTGGAATTGGATCATTTAAAATTAACGGAGCATCTCCAATTTATTCTGGAAATGTCACTAATACAGATGCTATTCAAATGGTATTGACATCTCCAGTATCGTATGCATCTACAAATACATCAGAAATTCGTGTTGGATCTTTTATCACTTTCTTTCTCAGTTTCAACTAGAGCAGCAGAACATTACTCCAGATGCTTTTACTTTTACCGCACAAACCGATGTCAATTTCTCAACAACAGTAGATAGTAATACAATTACTATTTCTGGATGCGATGCCGATGTTTTCCTATCTGCATCAATTTCTGGAGGAAGTGGTTTGTTTAAAGTTGTAAGAAGTGGAGTGACTATTAGAGATTTCAGTCCATTAAGTTATGATTTGGTTCAGAACGGAGATCAAATTACTGTTCAGATTAACTTCATCTTCATCTGGAAGTACATCAACTTCAACGACATTAACCGTTTCTGGAGTATCTGCAACATTCACTGTAACAACAAGAGTATCCGCAATCAATACAATTCCCAATCAATTTACATTTACTGATGTCAACGATCAAAGTTTAAGTTCAACAATTACAAGTAATACTATTACATTGTCTGGAATGACTCCAGGAGAAAATGGAACTGCATCAATCAGTGGTGGAACCTTTAGAGTGGTCCGAAGTGGATCTACAATTCGTGATTTTTCTTCTTCATCTACCAGTGTTAGAAACGGAGATGAAATTACGTTAAGAACAACTAGTTCATCATCACCGGTTCAACTGTTCAAGTTTCTTTTACTGTGAGTGGTACAAATTCTATTAGTTTGCCAGCAACAAGTGGAAGCACAAGTGACACTTGGGCAGTAACAACTCGCAGTCCAAATTGCAATCCTCTTTCGGCAAATTATAATTTAACTAATGTAAACAACGCAAGTCGTTCAACCACATATAGTCAATCATTTACACTTACTGATGTTGACAATTCTTGTTCGGGATTCACTGTAGCAGTTGATGGTGCTACTGCCTACCTAAGAGTTGACGGTGTGACTGGAAATAATTTAACTGCACAATATGGAAGCAGCATTACTGTTTTTATGACATCTTCATCAAGTTATGGAAGTTTAGTGACCACTGGTTTTTATATTAGAAGAGGTGGATCTACAGTGGTTGTTCAAACTTGGGGTATTACAACAGAGGATGCGCCAGCACCACCACCAAATTGTAATCCATCGAATGCAAATTATAATTTAACAAGTATACGTAATGCCGATCTTGGTAGATTTTATAGTCAATCATTTAGTTTGACTGATGTTGATCGGTCTTGTACTGGATTTACAGTATCTGCTAGCTGAACAGGTACAACTTATGTGGTGGTTGATGGTAGGACAGGTAATAATTTACCAGCACGATATGGAAGCAGTATTACTGTTGTTATGCAATCTTCTTCGCAATTTGATACAGTAATTTATGGAAATTTTTCAATATCAGGTCCTAGTGGTGGAGTTTCTCAATCTTGGTTTATTGAAACAAGAGTATCCTAAATAATCATAACAAAATACCTGGGGGAGAGTGAACCCAAAATGGCTGTAAATAAGAATTTTGTAGTCAAAAACGGATTTGAAGTAAATGCTGACGCTTACTCTTGCAAACGCAACAACAAGAAAGGTCGGTATTGGCACATCAAATCCAAGATATAATTTAGAAGTTCGTGGTGGTATTGGAGCAACTGATGTCATCATTTCTGGTATTGCAACAGTCCTTAACGAATTAAGAGTTGGAACTGCAGGTACAATCTTTACCGTTATTGCAGGTCCAACTGGAGATAGCTCAATCAGTTGGTGTTGGTACTGCAAATCCAGGATTTCTATTAGACATTCGATCACCAGTTTCTACAGGACAGGCAGCACTTTATGTGAAAGGTGATGCAAGAATTACTGGAAACGTAAATTTAGAGGGTGATATTAATATTGATGAAATAACGGTTCGCAATATTAATGCAACTGGTATTGCTACTCTTGCAACTTTGGGTGTTAGTGGAGTTACGACTTCACAACATCTTCAGGTCATTGGTGTTTCTACATTAGGTGTTACAAGTGCTACCAACTTAACGGCACAACAATTAAATGTATCAGGTCTTTCCACATTTGCTGGAATTACTACAGTTACTGGAGAAACATTATTCTCCAAACAACTGAATGTATCTGGAATTACGACTTTAGGTGTTACGACTGTTACCAACTTAACAGCACAACAGATTAATGTTTCTGGTTTATCAACCTTTGCTGGAATTACCACAGTTACTGGAGAAACATTATTCTCCAAACAGCTAAATGTATCTGGGGTATCTACACTTCCAACATTATCTGGTACGACAGTAACTTATACAACAGGAAACTTTACAACTGGCAATATCGTTACTGGAATTGTAACGACACTAACCAGTACAAATGCTACACTTACGAATATTAATTCATCGGGTATTACAACTCTTGGTGTTACATCAACAACTAACCTAACAGCACAACAACTGAATGTATCTGGCGTATCAACCTTTGCTGGTGTTACCACTCATACTGCATCACTCTTTGGAACTCAAGCATCATTTACTGGTGTCGTCACTGCAACATCATTTGTTGGTTCAGGTGCAAGTCTCACAGGTAATGCAAGAAATCTAACTGCAACGATTGGTATTGGTACTTCTGGTTCTGTTGTTGGATATGGAGTTTCGTTCCTTGATTTAAGAGGACCTGGATTATCAACAGTTTATTATAATAATAATGTAGGTATTGCAACCATTTACTTCCAAGGTGGTGGAAGTGGTAGTGCAAGTATTGGTATTGGAACAACACCAGGGGCAGCATTTGTTGGTGTGATTACTGCAGGTAATTTGTGGTATAACAACAACATTGGTAGATTGTTCATTTACTATCAAGATGCTGATAGTGCTCAGTGGGTTGATGCATCACCATCTAATGTTGGTGTGATTACTTCATTAACCAACGTATCATTTGCTGCGGGTTCTGCATCAAATCCATCAATGTACTTTATTGGTGACCCAACAACTGGTTTCTTCTCTCCAGGTGCGGGACAGTTCACTGTTGTATCCAGTTGGTTCATCAATCTTAAATATCAATCCAAGTGGTATTAACGTCACTGGTGTTGCTACTTCTACAAGGATATCAACGGTAATGTTGTATCTTCTGGTATTGTACGCACAAGATTCTGATATCTGATATCAACTACAAAGAGAACATCACTACAGTTAATAATGCTTTATCAAAAGTAGAGCAGATGCGTGGTGTGAAGATTTGATTGGAAAGAAAGTGGTCTACCTTCTTATGGTGTGATTGCACAAGAACTGCAAGAAGTTCTACCAGAACTTGTACACGGCAATGACCCCAAAACAGTCAACTATAATGGTATTATTGGTGTTCTGATTGAAGCAATCAAAGAACTGAAAGCAGAAGTAGAAGAACTGAAAAACACTAAATAATAAAAAACTACCTAGTATAATACGAGGACGGTAGAATGGCCATTAAGATTTCAGGAGTTACTATTGTTGATGATACCCAGAACTTAAGAATTACTGGTGTATCAA